ATGAGAGCTTTTCAGATCGCTGCCGTTGGTATCACCTGCATCGTTTTGGCGGCATGTGCGAGTAAGCACGAAATCACCGCGTCTACGCCGCGCACGGTGGAGATAGCGGGCACAGCATGGAACTCAGCAGACAACCAAAAAGCGTTTGATCTTGCACAAGCCCAATGCCAAAAGCAGGGACGACATGCCGCGCTTGCCAAGGATGGCGGCTCCAAGCCAAACGCTTGGTGGGTTTTCGACTGCGTTCTCTAATTACTTTTTCCCAAGCCAAGCAGATCCAATCATCCCTGCCGCACTTCCAAGCCCGCCCCACAGCGAATTGCTTGATGATCCAGCAGCGATCTGGTTCTGATTGATCTGGCTGTAGGTGTTCGCAGCCCCAGCCAGCCCGGCCTGGGCGCCTGCATAGCCTGAATTCAAGATTCCCTGCCCACTTGTGGCCGCGCCAAGCCCTGCATTGGCGCTGCTCACAGCACCTGCGCCGATTTGCGAAGCGATAGAGGCACTCGTCCCCTGGCTGCTGGCGATATTGCGGCCCAGGTTTGCCGCGTCCATGCGCCGGGCATAGCCCTGCTGCTCTACGGTTTTCATGGCAGCATTCGCCGCGCCGGCCTTGGCTTTGGCCGCGCCAATGTCCAAGGCTCCGGCCATGGCCATCACCTTGCCGCTAGCTGGGTTCACCCCCGAGCGCTCCATGGCGCGCATCGTGGCTCCGCGCTGGGCCGCGATACTGGTTTCCACATCGGCGCTCGCGCTGGCAGCCTCGGCCGCGCGGCGCTCCGGGGTGTCATAGGCCTGGGCATCGGCCACCAGCTTCTGCTCGAGTGGTCGATAGGTGCTGGTGTAGTCCTCATAGCCCGCCTGGGCCACCTTGTTCTGCAGGTTCTGGGCTTCCAGCTGCGAGCGAGATACCTGGTCGGCAACTGCAGTAGCCGCCGCGCGTTCATCGGCTGTCTCGCCGTAGATCTGCTTCGCCCATTCCAATTGTTCCTTGGACAGCTGCGCCTGCATCAGCGCGGCCGCATTTTGCCCGCTGGTATCGACTTTGGTGCTCTTTCCCATTGCTCAGTCCTTTCCGGCGCGCTGCGCCCGCTCCTGGCCGCAGCCAATTCGTTTCGAGAATCCCGTGTGGGTGATCTGTCCGCCAACGAACCTTGCCAGGCGGCCGGCATTGTTGGCCTCGCGCGAATGGCAGCTCATCTGCACGCGCCCCAGTTGCGCCAGCACCCGCTCGGCATAGCTCCACAGGTGCACCACCACCATTCCGCCGCGCGCGCCCTGCTCCATAAACAGCATGTCGTCACAGGCCACTGGCTCCCCGGTATTCAAGTCCTGATACAGGTTCAGCCACACGCTGCCCAGCAGCTGGCTATCTCGGCGCACAGTCAGAATCAGCAACTGGCCGGAGCGCTCAATCTGGCGCAATTCATCCCACTGCACATGGGCCGGCACGCCAGGCGGCAAGGTTTCCTCGAGGAAGCGCAGGCGCTGGGCGGCCAGCTCGCCGGCGGCCGGATCCGGCCCCAACTGCTCGGCCTGAAACACCAGGTCGCCGCGCCGCTCCATGGCCACCGCACCCACCGACAGATCCGGCAGACACTCAGCCACCACCTCGCGCGCCACCTCGACGGTCAAGGGCTGTCCGATACGTTTGGCCAGGGCCACAGCAAGCAATCCACGCATATGCTCTCCAGCGCCAGCGAATCTGGCAGGGCACATGAAACGATGGCCCGGCCCCAAATTCAAGGGGGTATCAGGCTGCCGCCAAGAACAGCGCGATGCAGGCTGCCATAGGTACAACGGCATCCAGCAAGCTCCCCATACTCCAGGCCCGCGGATCGAACCCGCCCCACCAGGGCATGGTGGCGCGATCCCCTGCGGCAAAGGCCGCGATCCATCGGTATTCCGCCTGGGTGTGCTCGCGCGCCATCCACCAGCTGCAGGCCAGCGCGCCGCCCAACCACCAGTTGCCCAGCACCAGGCCGACCAGGGCCTGGGCCAGCATGGCGATCAGTGCGTGAATCAGAGGTGTCCAATCCATGGCTACAGCTCCAGCGCGTACGCGTAGATAAAGCGCTCGTCCACCTGCTGTGCCGTGAGACCTAGCTGCTCGGCCGCCCACAGAACCGTGGGACTGTTGCGCTTCCAGTTCAGCACTTCGTTCATAGCCGCATCCAGCATGGTCTGCTGCCCGGCATCCGTGAGCGGCTCGCGCAGCTGCTGCAGGCGATCCCATAGAGACACTCCCTGTTCATCCACCTGATGCATCAGGGCCAGCTTGGCTTGCCAACGTGCAACCTCGGCGGGCACACGTAGAGGCTGGACAACTTCGCTGCCGGCAAACACCCGCTCGGGGTTCTCGGGCGGCACGATCTCGTACTGCTGCAGCTCTGCGACGCGCTCGCTCAGATTGATGTGGTAGCCAGGCACGGGGGCCAGAACAGGCATACGGTTCATGAACTGAGCAAAGCAGCTTCGCAGGCGGGAGCAGGACACAGGCGGAAGCACATGTCACGGAAAGCCAAGCTCGAGGGTTGACGGAATCCCCCCGCCTGGGAACTCAGCCATGGCGCAAATGCTGCGCGCGCAATTGGCTCGGAATCAAACTTCAGAAATCGCATGCTCAGGCCTCCGTGATTCGTTTCAGCTCAGCAGCTGTCAGGCGCTTGGGATAGAAAGCGAAGCGCCGGATATGGCCGTTCAGCCTGGAAGTACCGCCCGACCAGCCGGCAGACAGTTCGCCAAGTGACAGACCCGTGACACCCTTGGGAATCGTGCACAAGGTGTCAACCACGCCCAGCACGCCATCCGTGGCGCCCACCGTGTTGTCAGTCTGGTAGGCAAAGGCTGTTTTCTTGGACACGCCGGCAGCGAATGTCCCAGTGACAGTGTTGGTGCCGATCTGCGAGGCACCTGCCACAGCCAGGCTGGCCGCGAGCACGCCTGTGCCACTGACGGAGTTCAGATAAAGCCCGTTGCGAGTTTCAAAACTCAGAGTTGCATCCCCGACCGCGAACAGGCCAGGGCCAGGTCCAGTGGCAATACTTGAAGGCGCCCCCTCAAACAAGAAGGTTCCCTCGTCGGGCCGATACCAGCTGGAGAAGTTGGCGCCGAATAGTCCAGCGAACTCATCTGCCCTCGTGGCTGCACTACCTGTTGTCAGAATTGGCATGGTTGCAGCCCCCCCCGCCTCCAGCTGCGGCAGGCCTATGCGCAACGAGAAGTCAATCACCGTCCCGACGGAGTAGTTAAAGACCATCAGCAACTGACCCGCGCCTGTAGAAGTCGATGACGTGGCACCAGTTGTCGGCAGTCTGTTAACCCGCAGTTTGTCGGTCACAAAGCTGGCGTTGCTGAATGCCCCATTGATGTCTGTAGAGCCCGTGCTGTGGTTGTATCGCACCTTGAACTGCACAGTTCCTGATGCCGGGATCGAACCATTGAGCAACTTGGCATAGACAGTCGCTGTATAGGTCGTGCTTGGCGCATATCCCGAAACATTTCCGAAGACCAGGCCTTGGTAATTGGTAGTGGCCGTGCCAGAAAAGCGCACATCAACGTAAGGGACGCCATCCTCGGACCCCACTGAGAGAACCTCGCAGGTCAAACCGTTGGACGTCGGCGCGCTCCATCCAGTCGGTAATGAGCCTCCACTTCCAAGGACGCCTACCACCGCACCGGCAGTGCCGTTATTAGCGACCAAGTTCGTGCGAGCCCCCTCCACCAGCAGACCCAGGCATTTGCCAGTCGCAGGGTCGTAGTTGATGCGCGGCACACCAGCAGGCACAGTTTCCAGCACGCCAGCAGCATTCCATCGCGTGGCTGCAGACGCACGGGTAAAGGTGACGCGTGGGTCCACCTGGCGGCTGTTGGCAAAGTCCAGCAGCAGCGAGGGCCGCAGGTCGGGCAGATTCAGAATATTTGCCATGGCAGATCAGCTCAAGGTCAGGGTTGTGGAACGCGCGACACCATCGTCACCGCGCAGAAATAGCTTGATGGAGGTGTCGCTGACACGCTCTGTCCAAAAGGATCCGTTGGCAGCGGGCTGGTGCTTCGAGACCATGAGCGCGCCCAAAACATCCAGGAAGGCCAGCCGGCCCAATAATTGGACAGGAGGGACCTGAGCAGGATCGGTGCCCACAGCAGAGGTAGGAACCGATGCCGCGGCAGCAGCATTGATGGCATCTTGCTGAGCTGTACTGACCGGCGCCTTGGTCATTGCATTGCCGCTGGGCGCGCCATCTGCAGCGATCTGCAGTTGCACCACCCCACCGGTGACCAGCTGAACCACATCCGACCCAGGCAGGTTCAGGCCGGTGTTTTCGTCGGCCGCGCCGCGCACACTGGGAATCAGCTGCAGCGTCTGCCCCGATCCCGTGGTGGTACCCGCAGGAAACTTGCCAGCCCCGGCGCCATCGCGCACCGCCTGGTAGCTATTGACCAGGGCCGCAGCCTGGGCCGCCAGGTCGCGTAGATAGCCCTGAGTGGGCATGATTGCGTAGGCCTGAGTCGTTGCCGTGCCGCCCTTGTAGTTCGGGCTGATGCGCAAGCTGGTGCCGCTCACGATGGAGGTGATCTCGTAGACCTGCGCATCCGGCCCCAGGAAAGTCTCGCCAATGGCGGCACCGTCCACCCAGGACGTTCCCGTGCCGGTGACGACGTTGCTGTTGTTGGTCACCGCGACGGTGCCAGTTCTGTACCAAGCCATTCAGATCCTCTCTTTCATACCCGTTGCTCTTGCACGACCAAGCTGCCATGGCGCACGATGAAACCGATACCGGCGCATCGAACCTCGGCGTAATAAACGTTGTAGCCACCGAATACGACACTGGGGGCGATGGCGCGAAAGGTGCTGGTTGCCAGGCCAATGCCGTAGGCAATGACAGCGGTGTCCAGCCTGATCGCCCGCCCGGACTCCACACCGAATAGCTCAACGCGCGAGTTCCAGGCGCCGCTGGCGTCAAAGCGGTCGCAGTACACGCTCAGGTAGAACCGCTGGTCACGCTGGCCGTACTGCGACGCGTACCAGTTGTCTGCCATGTCGTAGGTGATGGAGGGATTGATGATCAAAGGCCGACCTGGCGTTGCATTGACGGCGACATGCGCGCCCTGCCAGGAGCCGCCAGTTGCGGCATCACCCACTGCAATAGGGCCCGGCGTGGTGCCAGCCCATGAGCGCACAATCGCATCTCCGATGATGTTGTCAGTGCGCACTACGCGGGCAGACAGCGTGCCGCCAAAGATTGCATCCCCCTGGGCATTGATAACCAGCGCATTGCCCACGCGCAGCACTTCGCCCGTGCCGGTTGCCGCCAGGTTGAACAGCACATTGGTGGCCGCATTGCGTGCATAGATCCGGCCATCGCTACGCAGTTCGACACCGTCATTGGTCGTGAAACCTGCTGACCGAATGCGGTCTAACGTAATGTTCCAGCCGCCGATCTGACCGGCCGTGGCGTACACCGTACCGCGCACGATCACGCCCGAGAACTCAGCCATTCCGTCTGGGCGCAGGATCCAGCCGCTGGAGCCGGCCACGTAGTTGCTGGATTTCAGCGTGCCGCCAATCACGCCATTACCGGCTGTGAGCTGGCTGGCACTGATGGCCGTGGCCTGGATCTTGTCCGCCAACAAAGTGCCGAAGCGCCCGAAGAGCACCGTCACGTTGTTGATGTAGGCGGCATCCATATAGACGCCGGCCGGCACCACCACCCCGTTGATGGTTTGCGCCGTGGTCTGCACCGTGAACGGCTTGACGTTGGACACACCAGCCGGCGAGCCTGCGGGCGCTGCGATCCAGAACGAATTGGCCATCACGCCGAAATCGATCGTGGGGCCTGCCGTGCCATTGGATGTGCCCGAAAGCGCAAAGCCCCCGACCACCTTCTGATCGCCTTGCGACAGCTGCATGCGCACGGAGTACAGCGCACCGAGATACCCGGTTTCGTTGGCCCGTACTGACTGTTCGGCCTGGATGGCCGCCACGGCGTTATTGGCCGTGGACTGCGCCGTGGCTGCGGCAGCCGCCGCGTCTGTAGCAGCCTTATCAGTCACAGATGCCCACGTCGAGCCATTCCAACGCTTGGGCGTATTGAAACCGGACGTCGTGTCGATCCACAGGTTTTGCTCTACCCGATCCTCTACTGCGGGCTGGGAACTGCCATAGAGCACCTTACCCTTGCCGCCAGCCGCATCGCTGGCAGCCTGGGCGGCTTGCATCGCGTCAGTATGGTTACCCTCAACGACGGCTTGCAGTTGCTGCCGAGCCTGAGCCTCAGCAGACACCGCATTCGATCTGGTCGATGCCTCCTGCTCGATAGCGGCGGACAGGGTTTGTTGGCCTTGCTGCGTCTCGGCCGCCAATTGCTGGCGTGCCAGAGCCTCCGCCGCGTCGGCATCGGCTCGGGCCTTTGACTCCTGGGTCAGCGCCGCGCCCTGCTCGCCTACAGTGGCCGCCAGCTGCAGGCGCTGCTGCGCTTCTGCCGCCAAGCCGTCTGTAATCGCTGCGCTGAGCTGATTGCGAGCGAACGCTAACGCATCGGCAGCATGCTCGCGGTTGCGCTCGCCTGAGAGGATGTCACGCAGCAGCGCTTCGGCGGATTTCTCTGCATCTCGCTCGCTGCGGCTGGATGCCATGACCGTGGCTGTGATCGCTGGCACATCCAGGGCATTGATCGTCAGCTCTGCACTCCCCAAGCGCTGCTGCAGGGCATCCTGATCGGCTTGGTACTCGGCGCGCGTGACCCGCAGAGCGATCAGTCCACCGAGCGCATCCAGATTGCTCTCTGCCGTGGTCAGCCGCACCAGTGCACCTTGCAGCTCCAGCGCATCGGCCTTTTGCGACAACTGACCATTGATGCTATCGAGCTCCTGCGTCACCGAAACGAGGCGCGCATCGATCCCTTCGTAGAGCAGCAGATCCGCCGGCGACAGCACGGCCTCCGCAATCTTGCCGTCCACATAGGCGGTGGAGGCCTTGAGCAACATCTGCCCTTTGACCGCATCCAGCTGCACCGACAGCTCGGTTACCTGCCCCTTGGTCTGCTCCAGGCCGTATATCTTGACCTGCCCGGTGGCCGGATCGACGTACACGCCGGCGTCGGTGATGCGCTCAAGCGCCTTGTCGGCGGCAAGCGCGGCCTCAAGCAGACCTTCGGCCATTTGGTTGATATTGCCGCGCACGGACTGATTGAGCGCATCCTGCTGCTGCGCTGCAGTGACTAGGCTACGCCCGAGCGGGCCGTCTTCCTTGTCCAGTAAGTCGATGCGACTCCCAAGGTGTGCGTAGAGCTGGCTCTCTGTGATTTTCCCCTGCAGCGCATCCAGCAACTTGGCAACGTCCTGGCCAGTTTCGACTCCAAGACCGTTGATTCCACCAGCTGGCGCAACCGATAGGACACCATCCACGCTAAGCCACTTGATCCACAGCCGCCATTTAGTAGCTGGATTGGTGGAATAGCTCGCAACGATCCCGCCGAACCTCATGAGCTCTACTGCTTGATCAAAGGTTGGCAACTGCGAGTCAGGCTGATGGATGACGCCATACACCACCGTCATGCCATGGCCGTGCCCTTGTGTATAGGCTGGCGCATCGTGCTCAATGACGATGTTTGAAATAGCTGAATTTGCAACGAAGCCCGTTGGGGTCGGTGGGGGAGTCAAGTCTGGTTGGTACTCTCCAGCACCGCCGGGCACCAGGCCGCCACCCGCCCCCGGCTTGGCAATCCCGGAATCAATCAAGTCCTTGGCCGTCAGGGCCCGGCCATTGCCGCCGCGCCCCATCAGCACGCGCAGCTCCTCGGTCACGCGCTGGCTCCAGTTCGGCGCGTTGGTACCGGGCAAATCCTTGCGGGGAGTCGTTGCCATCAGCGCAGCTCCTCCACGGACTGGGCCAGGGCCACGCCCTGCACCGCGTGCTGGCCCGACAGATCAATCTGCCAGGCGCGCGCGGGAATGGGTGGCAGGCGAAACGCTTCCGGCCCGGGCGCAGACAAGGTGAACTGCACCCCGCTGCTATTGCCGGAAGTCACCGCCACACAGCGCGAGCCGAAGGTCGTGATATGGGCCGCCACCTCGCGCGCACTCAGCTCCAGGGCATTGAGTTTGACCGTCACCGGGTAGCCGTCCGCCACCACCTTGCACCAGCCAAAGCTCGCCGGAGCCGGCATGGCAAACACCTTGGACACAAAGCGCGCGCTCATCAAAGCCGCGCCGGCATCCCATTTGCGCACCTTGGTGCCATCGAGCACATACAGCGCATCCTGCAGCCGGTCCAGGTAGAGCGCGTCATAGCCTTTTTCCAGATAGAAGATGCCCGTGGGATTGATCGGGTCCACCAGAAAGCCGCGCCGCACACCGCCGGCGTCGGTATAAAAGCCCAGAAACAGGCCTTCATACAGACCCGCAACCATGCCAGCTGGCTTCATGGCCTGCCAGTCATCGCGCGTCAGGAGTCCGGCCGTGATGAGCTTGGCGCCGCCCGCGCCGTAATAGGCTAGGCCGTCAGGAGCCGGCCAGGCTACACCATGGCCGAAGCTCACCACCGCCTGCGGTGCCAGGCAGGCCTGGCCCACCTCCAGCGGCTGCTCGTCCAAGCTATCGGGCGAAGTCCCGGCCACCAATACCGGGTCGGCCGTGGTCAGCACCAGCAGCCGCTGCCCGAAGGTGGCCAGCGCTAGCGGCTTGGCATCCGGCGGCAAAGTCTCATAGGCCATGGGCCAGGCATAGGGCTTGTAGGCCTCGCAGTAGCGAACCGCATTTCCGCTGATGCCTGCCATCATCCCGTTCCACATGGCCGTCAGGTACGACAGATCCTGGGGCGGCTCCAACCACTCCACCGTCTCCAGCACCTCGCCCAGCGTGCGCCCGTCGTCGGTAGTGCTGGCAATGCCTGCGGCAATCTCGCGCAGAAAGAAGAATTCAGCGGTGCCAGTCGTTCCGGTCTGAGTCCTGTAGATCCGAACACGATTGATGACAAACGCACCAGAAGGTGGCCCAAGAATGGCCGAGATATTGACCGTCGCGTCGGTTGGCACTGTCAGCGCGGCCGATACCGGCCCGGGCGCGCTCTCCTCGCCCTTGTCCGTCACATAGGTGTAGACGTAGTAGCGCACCTCGGTTTCCGTGCTGCTGCCGCCCGCCACAGCCAAAGTGGGCGCCGCAGTAGGAGCCGGCACCCCCAGCTTGCGCCAGGCCGCCGGATAAGAGCCACCGGCAAGCGCGATCGTGTTGTCTGTCCACTTGGGGAAGCCATCGCCCGAGTAGTAGGTGCGCTCCGTCGTGTCATCGGCCACCATGCCGCGCACGGCATGCACAATGCCCGTCCAGGACATCCAGTAGCGGCCATCCTCGGCCACATCGCGGCCAAAGCGGTAAATGGTCTTGCGGCCGGCGGGCACCGTCGCCACATCCAGCGGATCGCGCCAGGGCCGAAAGTCGCCGCGCCCCGGCTTCTGGTTCCACGAAACCGTACCCACCGTCTCCGGCAGCAGCTTGGGGTGCGGCGCATTCACGGCGCCAGAGAAACCAGAAACCGTAACCTTCATCACCACCCCTCAGAAATACTGGCGCACGCGCGGCCGCACCGCAGCCCGACCGCGCCACACCTCGACATTGATGGTTTCGCAGCGCGCATTGAAGTCGCCGCGCAAGACGGGATCACCGCGCAGGCGCGCCACGGCGCCGAGAGCAATCACTTCGCTGTATTGATCAAACACCGCGTCGTCGATGCCCATGGCCATATCGCTGGGCTTGAGCGTCACATCCAGCACCAGGGCCAGATCAGCGGCCACGGGGCGGTGCAGCACCACCCTGCGTGCGTCCGGCGTCATCAGGTACTGGCCGTCGCCCTGCCCCTGGCGCCACAGAACCAGGGAACCATGCCCCGACAGCTCTGCGCCCTCCACCCGCACCAGAGCGGTCTGCTCGGGCAGCGGAATGGCGTATTCAGACAGGCTGTCCTCGGTGGTGATTGGCTCCAGCGTCGTTCGCCAGGCGCGCGTGCGGTGGCAGAAGTCCTGGGCCGCGCGGCGCAGCTGATGCACCACGGTAGGCTCAGGCGTGCCAAGCTCCACCGCCGGCAGCACATCGGGGAAGAAGTCGGCCCAATCGCGCATCATTGGCCCACCGGCACTGTCGCGGCGCTGCTGCCCTGGCGGAAGTTCGGATTGCCCACCGACACAGGGGCGGCCGACAGCGTGGCCTTCAGCTCGATGCCCAGCGCCGTCGCAAATGCCGCGTAGTGCGCCTGGGCGCGCGCTGCATTGCCGGCATAGTCGGCATCCTTCAGATAGCCGCGGTACAGCATGTAATCCAGCAGCGCATTGGCGTAGATGTCCGCCACCGAGATGTTGCCCACCACCGCGGTGTATTCGGAGCCGGCAGCTGGCTCTGCAATATCCGTGGGCGTGGCCGAATAATTGATCTCCAGCTTGGCCGCAATCGTCGCGGGCGGGTACACCCAGAACGCCTTGGGCTCGCGCGGGTCGTACATGAAATGAACAATCTCCGCCGCGCCCGCGATGTTGTGCCAGTTGGGCATCTGCGCATCCAGAATCTCGCGGCTGCAGATGCGCACGGCGCGCTTGCTGGTAACTGTGGAATTGCGCTGCACATCGATCAGCTTGGCGCCATCGGCCGGCAGAGCCTGCTTGGTACCCGCCACGCAATCGATTACCGCGCTCTTGTTGAAGGCATCTGGGCGGTGCAGCATGATTTCACGCTGACCGTCATTGAGGTAGCGCACCCACTCGCCCACCGGCCAGCGGATAGAGGTGGTGTCCTGCGTGGTCACCACGCCGCGCTGAATCACATCCTTGGCTGCAATGGGCATGGATTACTCCTTGGAGTCAGCGCGCAGGGCGGCTGCCAGCAGGTCGCGCAGCTCGCCCACCTTCACGCTGTTGCCCTTGGGCAAGTTGATTTCGTTGGACTCGGCAAACGTGCGGATCTGCGCTGCCGTCCAGTCGCTGATGTCGATGGTTTCGCCCGCTTCGTTGGCGAACACATAGGGCGACTGAGACTCTCCCGATTCCTGGTTCTGGTTCGCGCCAGGATCCTGCTCGCTCTTGCCAGATTTGCCGCTGTCGCTCGTCTGCTGGGTAGCGACTGATGCGCCAGCATCGCCAGGCTTGGCCGCTTCGCCTGCATCCTTCTGAATGCTGAGATAGCCATTCGCAGGTTCCATCACAATTTTTGAAGTGGAGTAGTCCGTGAGCACCTGGGCAGTCGCTTGCTGGTTAACTAGGCTGCTCTGCGCAGATTGCACTGCAGCCGCAGGTTGGCCTGGGTACAGGCGATAGGCCTCGCGAATGGACAGCAGGCGATCCACGGCCTCCTCGTGGTCCACCTCGGCCACCACGTCTTTCTTGTCGTTGGGCTTGAATTCAATGAAAAGGCCGAAGAGCTCCACCGTGGTGGCCTCCTTGCGGCGGTATGCGTGGATGACTTTCATGGGGCACTCCTTGCCTGTTCAATAAAGAAAGGGCCGCGCGCACGGCGCAGCCCCTTTACACACTCATTGCCTGGGGCTGCGCGGCTCAATAACGCATGCGGACCAGTGCCAGCACTTGCTTGCCGGCGGTGGCAGAAGTCGCGGCCGCTGTGGTCACCTTCAGGCCCAGCTTGCGCACGGTGTCGCGGTTGGCGAATGCCAGCGCGGCCGAGTTGGCCGTGGCCACCGAGCCGGCAGCGGCCGAGCCTGGCTTGAGGCCGGTGTCGTAGACCGTCGCCAGGTCAGTGCCGGCTGCATTGATCACGCCCAGCGAGAAAGCCAGTGTGGGAGCCGCGTTGCTGTCCAGCTGGGGCGCCAGCACGTCCACCGCCACCAATTGCACTTTGGGGGGAATGTCCAGCAGCTCCAGCAGATCGTTGGCGGCCAAAGCAACGCTGGGCAGAGTCAGGTCCACGGCCACCGTCAGCACGCTGGCGTCGAAGGGTTGCGGCACAGCCTTCTTGCCGGTCGCAACATCGGATTGATATTTGGGCATTTGAAGCTCCTATGTCTGATGAGGGAAAGGGCTGGTGAAGCCACGGCCCACGGCGCGGGCCGCGGGCTCATCAGGCATTGGGGTCAGTGTTGGCGGTGTCCAAAGCCATCACGCCGAAGTCGCGCTGGACGTTGCCATCCTTGGACTTGTAGGTGGCCTTCTTCACGCCCATGATTGCGTGGGTACCGATGGCAACGCTGTTGCCGTGGTCCTTGGAAACCTCGGTCCAGCGGAAGCGCGTGCCGGTTTCGTTGTCGCCGTAAGCGATCAGCGCGGCCTGGGCGCCCAGGAACAGCGCGCGCGCGGCGTTCACATTGGAGCCGGCGCCGTAGTCGTTGAAGCGGATCACGTTGCGATGCTTGTGCAGCACCACATCGTTGTACATGCCCAGCGTGCCCTGGAAGATCGGGTTCTTGTTGCCCTCGGCTGCCGCGGCTGCCTTCTGGATGTCCAGCCAGCCACCGGTGCCCGCATCCTGGCGCATCGCGTCGGCCTGGTAGGTGTGCATCAGGCAGATGTAGTGGCTGCCACCCTCGATGGAGACGGGAATCATCGACAGCTCGTCGGTACCGTCGCCGCCCATGGTTTCAGCCTTGGCCACGGCCTTGTCGATCAGGCGCAGCTTGAAGGTGTCGCCAGAGGTCAGCGAAGCCTTGGAGGTGGCCGCGCCGCCAAACAGGATGTGCTGGCTGTCGGGTGCCGTCAGGGGATTGACCTCGAAGAAGGGATTGCTGGCAGACCAGACAAAGCCCGAGCCATGGCCGCGCGAGCCGGACAGGTAGATGAAATACAGCTCGTCCTGCAGGCGCTTCCACCAGTCAGTGCCAGCGCGCTTGGCATCGCTGCGCAGGTCGCGCAGCGTGCGCTTCTTGGTCATGCGCGAGCCCAGATCCGCGCCGCCGCGCACCTGGTCGATGCGCAGACGGTCGGTGTAGTACTTGAGCGGCGCTTCCTTGCCTTCCAGGGTCTCATCGCCAATGATGGGTTCCTGGTTGATGGGCATCAGCAGGTCAACGGTCACTTCGTCACCGGCGCCCTGCTGCAGATCATCGATACGCTGGATGGGAAGGCGCGAATCCTTGCCATTGCCCACGAACTTGCGGGACCAATAGCTTTCCTTGTTGATGGCCACGGCCATCAGAGAGGCCCACTTCTTGACGGCTTGCGGGTCGTTGACGCCGATCAAAGTACGCATAACGCAACTCCTGCCCTTGCGAGCACTGAGCGCGTCTTGCGCTTGAACCGGGCAACTGCCCCCGGCGGCAATCTGCTGCTTGAAGATGGCGCCAGCAAAGGCGCCGCAGCTAGGAAAAAAGAATAATCCTGAATTTCAGGAAATCAAGTACCCATGGGGGCGTGGCGCCGCGCATACACGGGCTTGTGGCTCCGGGGCTCGTCACCGCGCGCATGCGTTGGCTTATCCACCACCACGTCGTCTTCAAGGTGCAGGCTCAACTCAGCCCGTTGGCCCGTGCGTTGGCGCAGCGTCACCACCACGCGGCCGCCGTCGAAAGACAGGCTCTCGCCTGCCTTGATCTGTCGTATGAGTCTGCGTCCGGACATCAGGCCCCCAGGTAGCGTTCTTGTTGATCGGGCGTCATGCGGGCCAGGGCTTTTTCCAGCGCTGTGCCTTCCAGGCCATCCAAGTGAGCGAACTCGCTGCCCACCGAAGCGTCGGCCGCGGCGGGAACCCCGGCCAGCGTGGGCGGCAGTGCCGAACGGTCGGCAGCAGCAGGCTTGCGCACTGGCGGTGCGGTTGGTGCGGCTGCGGGTGCAGCACCTGGCGCGGCAGCGGGAGCAGAGGGAGCTGCGGCTGCAGACTTACCAAAGCGGCGCAGCATCAGCGCCTGGGCTTCGGCCAGGGCATCACGGGAAGCGGCCATATTGCCCAGGGTGTCGGTCAGGCCACGGTCTGCCGCATCTTGGGCAAACAGGCGGACAGCGCGGTCAAACTGCGCGCCGGCCTCGCCATCCAGGTCAATGCCGGCAGCCTTCAGTTCCTTCTGCGCCACGCCCAGATGCTGGTGATACTCGGTAAACATGGCGTCTTGCTGCATCTGGGAGCGCGCCATGTCCACGGCTGCCGCGCGTGCCAGGTCGTCCAGCTTGTCCTGCACGCGGGACTCGACCTCTTGATAGGCCTCCTGGTCAATCTCGCCATCCAGCAGCTGCTGCAACGCGGTGGCCTTTTCGGCGCGCAGGGCCGTGCGCTGCTCGTCCGCATCGGCGGGAGACACTGGCTGAATCGCTGCAGGGGCTGGTGCGTCCGCATCATCGTCAGCCGCGCCCTCTTCCTTGGCGCCAGTTGCCGCGCCGGCCGCAGTGTCGTCAGCGCCAGGAGCGGCACCTTCTGCAGGTTTGTTGGCTGCTGCCGCGGCCGCGCTCTCGCCATCATCATCATGATCATCAGCAGCTGCAGCAGTAGCCGCGCCGGCTTCACCAGACTCGCCCGCAGGGGCCTGCAGATCCTGGTCGTCTTCTGCCAGGTCGCGCAGTGCTTCGCGCTCTGCTTCGCTCAGTCCGGCCAGGTCTTCTTCGCTAAACATGGACATGGTGGCTCCTTTATTCGGTGGGTACCGGTTGGGTCAGTGGTTGGGGTTGGGGCTGCGCCGTGGCTTCGGCTGGCGCGGTGGGATTGATTCCGTCATCAGCCAATCCGGCCGATGAGGTGATTTCGTCGGCAGCGGGTGCCAGGCCGGGCTGTGCGGTCACGATCTGGGCGCCTTCCAGCGCAGCCAGCATGGTCTGTACCTTCTTCAGGATGTCGTCCACGCCCAGCTTCTTGATCTGGGCTTCCGCCAGCTGGATTTCGGTCTGCATCTTGGCCAGCTGGGCGCGCGCCGTTTCGCTGGCCATCTGCTCGGCTTCGGCCTGCTTGGCCTGGGCATCCTGGTCGGCCTTCATCTCTTCGGGTGTCGGCGGCTTGCTGGGATCGCGCTGGCCGTTGATCTTGCGAATGCGCGCCACCCACTCCTCCTTGCCCTGGATGTCGGCGGACTCCACCACCAGGTCCAGCACCGACAGCACCACCTGGGGCGCATAGGTGGCGATCTGACCCAGCAGGCCAAACATCTGCTCGAGCGCAGCCTGGGCCATGGAGGAGCGGTAGTCCTGCGCATCCACGATGAAATCCGCTTCGCGCGCCGTGATGTCGTTGAGGATCTGGCCAGTGGCAGGATCCACCTGGTTGATCGTCAGCCATTCGATGGGGCGCTGACCCTCGCCCACGATGCGGATCACCTTTTCCTCGGTGTAGAACTGCTCGATGTGGCTCAGGCGCAGCTGACCGGCTTGGCGGATGGCCAGCAGCAGGTTGTCGAAGAACTCGCTGGTGGTCAGCGAGCCCTGGTCCTGCTTGGCCAGGATCGCGCGCCCGCTGTTCGCGTTGGTGTCGCGCCCCAGGTTTTCATCGGTCACGCCGCCGGCATTGCGAATCAACTGCGCATCTTGGGCAGCCAGCTCCACATTGGCCTGGAAGTCGCCCATGTTGTTGTCGAACTTCAGTTCCCGCTGGGGGTTCTTGATGATGATGCCGTCCGGCCGCGCAGCCTCATCCCTCAAATCATCCCAGTCGTCCACCGCACCCTTTTCCGCAATGATGCGGTTCACGCTCAGGGCGTACAGAGCCTTGGAGCGGCGCTTGTTCAGGTCGTCCTGAATGTCGCGCATGCCGCGCCAGGCACCATAGGCCAGGCCATCGCGCGCGCGGCGATAGCCCCAGATGGGGACCATCAGAAAGCGGTTGTGCTTGAACGGGCTCGCCATATCCAGGCAGGGCGCGTGCTTGGTGCACAGCATCAGGCGCATGCGGAACTTGACGGCCTCATACAGGCGCGCTCGGCCCTGGGCCTGCTCGAAGGCGTGGCGCGGATCTGCCGGGTTGAACACCTTGCCCGCAAAAGGACCATCCGCGAACACCGGCACCCGCTCAGGGATGCGGTACCAGCATTCCAACAGCTCCACCGAACGGCGGCTGCTGTTGTCGTAGTAGCCCGCACGGGACATATAGGCCGCGCGGTCCCCGTAAATGCTGCTGGCAGTGCCCCATTCGGTTTCGCTGGCGCTGGTCAGACGCTCGCCCAAGTACCAGATCCCGTCCGGGTCCACGTCGTCGTGCCGTCCTGCCTGGGACATCAGGTGATCGCGGCTGCTCGGCAGCAAGGCCACGGCATAGTCCAGGTCCACCACGCGCCGGCGAAACAGATAGCGCGCGTCCACGTTGTAGTCGATGTTGCGGCTATGGCTGTCGCGGTAGACGTTGCGCCAGTCTTCCCAGCCCGAATAGATCAGCTCGGACTCGGGATCGCGGTTGGCGCCCTCCTCCAGCCAGCTCAGGCCTGCGGTCACGGCCTGGCGGAATGCACGGCTGCGATGCCACTGGGTCATGTTCACGTCATCCGTGTACTTGATCAGCTTGGTCTTGACCTCGGCCATGGCCTCGTCGTCGCGCTCGCGCGGCAGCACCTTGTAGTCCTTGCGCATGCGCTTCTCGGTACCGCAGATCCATTCAATGGTCTGCCGGCCTTCATTGAAGACCACCGGCGCCTGGCCGCGCTCCATCAGCGCCTGGGCATCCTCGGGCTTCCACTGCAGATGGTCTTGGTAGTCCTCGTCGATCTGCATCTGCTGGCGCTCTTCACCCTGGCGCTCGCTCTCGTACTTCAGCAGCTCCATCAGCGTGGTGTGCCGCTGCCTGGTCAGTTCGTCATTGCCAGCTGCCGCGCGCTCGGCGGGCTGCTCTTGATCGGCGTTGCTCGAGGAGTCTGCTGCTCGAGCACTGGTGGGAATGTCGCGCACTTCAAACATCACAGCACCTCGCTATGCAGATCCTTGCCATAGGCCCGGGCGGTGACTTCGATGCCCATGCGGTGGCGCTTGACCTCCAGGCTGGGCGGCTGCTCCAGTGGCATATCCACCAGATCGGGCATGCCCTCGCAGATGATGTCCAGCATGCGGCTGATGCTGCTGCGGTCCGTCATCGTGAAGCCCATGGTTTCGGCAGCCAGCGCCGCGGTCTTGATGAACTGCGGCGTGGGGTTGCCCTTGGCATCCACATAGGCATAGGCATTGCGCTGGGGAATCACATAGGAGCCCGTCTCCATGCGTCGGAAGGCTGGAAACAGCACCATGCAGGGCTCAGGGTCCCCGTCCGCTGTCTCGTCGCCGGCGGCGCGCAGGTCCAGCCATTGAAAGCTGCAGACCACATCGCCAAGAACGCGCTGGCGCCAGGCGCGCTCGCCGCCCAGCTCGACCATGGGAGTGCCGCGTGGGCCGAGAATTGAGGTCATGTCACCCTCCAGGACAGTTGCGCCGCGCTGACCGGCGGCACGGGGTTTGACGGTGGCCAGACCTAGCCCCGTCACAATGAGATAGCGCGTCGCGTCCATGGCGTGGTCGTCCTTCTTGACGATCTGCCCTTTGTCGTCGCGCCGGTAAATGCGGTATTCGTTGAGCCAGTCGTGCATGGACTTGAAGACCTTCAAGCGGCCCGTGCTCATGCGCTCCCAGACTTGGTAAATGCCGGCTTCCACGCCGTTATTGGCCGTCACCAGCTGCAGGCCCAGATCCACATAGTTCTGCAGCAACTGCTCGCCGTCTTTCTGGCTGCGGCCGCGCGATGCCGGATCGATGGCGCCCGGTATCCAGTCGCCGCGCGCCTTGATCGATGTCGCATGCACCGATGGCTCGGCCTGGCCGCGATAGTGATTGCTGTAGAGGTAAACAATGTCCGAGTCGCGGTCGTGCGCGCCCCAGACGGCAGACGTGCGATTCCAGCCCACATCCATGCCGTAGGCCCGGGGCCAGAAGTCGGGCAGCTGGAAGTCCGGCACCACGATGTCGCTCTCGGGCACCGGGTAAATCGCGCCGGCGCCCAATGCGGGAACGCCCTTGGTCCGCGCATCGCGCTGGTGGGGCATCAGGCGCGACAGCAGCTTGGCCTTGGCTTCCTCGGTCAGGTGGGGCACATCGTCCCAGCCACACTGCACCACCGCGCGGCCGATCACCTTGCCCTCCGGGTCGGGCGATGTCAGCTGCTGCACTAGAGCCGTCAGGCCCGACAGCGGCGTGAAGGTCAGCATGGAGATGCCCTCGCGCGTCATCAGACGCACCTGGCCTTCCTCGTAAACGTCCTCGGGGCATTCCTCGTCCGCCCAGAAGACTGGTCCAGCTACGAAGCCCTGGAAAATCTCGACGTCCCTGTCACATACGCTGCGCATCCAACACGCTCCGACTCGCCACCGCTCTCGTGCCGAATCATCGCGCGCTCGACTGCGCCCTTCACATGGGAGCGCGCCACGATGCCCGTGATCGAATCGCCAGGAATCAGGCCGGTACCGAAGTTCTCAGGCTTGTCCGTGGTGGACCCCAACAGCTTGAGCTGCAGAATGTCGCGCGTTGTCTCGTGGGTATCGCCAGAGATCAGCGCGCGCACGGGCTTGGTGAAGCGATGGCCTGCCCACCACCAGGGATAGCGCCCCGTCAGGTGGTAGGCCAGCTCGGTACCGGCGGCCATGGTCTTGCCCACACGGTTACCGGCCATGAAAACGCGCTCACTGCAGGTCGCGCCCAGCTCGAAGAACTCCACATGGCGGGGATAGAGCGCACGGCGCAATGCCCCGGTGTCCGGGAACATGGTTTCAAGCATGCGAGTACGCCGGCGGCGCTCGAGCTCGTCCAGCAGACCGCCCAGCTCGATACGCTGCTCAGGGGTGAGGTGCAGAACGGAGTCAGCCAGCATCGCCGCCCTCCGTTGGGCCCACCGGCACGATGCTGGCTACAGAGACACCCAGCTTTGCCAGGCGCTGCAGCAAAGCGTCATCGCTCATCACCTTGTGATCGACAGTTCCCTCAACCTGCACCTTGTCGCCATAGACACGGGGCTTGAGCTTGGCGGCAATCCACTTGCGGGCATCCACGCGCAGCTTGTTGCGGGCCACCGCCGTCTTGTCAAAGGCCACGGCAATCGTCTCGCCCGTGCTCATGTCCGTGATCGGTGCGTATTCGCACTCGTCGGAGATCGCCACAATCTCGTCGGCCAGCTTGTCCGAGCGATCCTCGCGTGCGCGTGCGTACATCTCGGCGCGTGAGCTGTCGGCGTTGATCCAGTCCAGCATCGTCGTGTAGGCAAACTCGTGCTGACGGCAGAAATCGGCCATGTGGCCGCCTTCCAGAACGAATGCCAGGAACTGGTCAAGCGCACCAACACCCGACGACCATTTCTGAAACGGCGTGAGGGGCTTGGCTGCTTTCTTGGGGGGTGTGGTCTTGGTGGCCGCAGGCGGCTTCTTGCTGGAAGCCGGGGCCTTGAATGAGGCAGTACGGGCGCGTGTTGAGACGGGCTTCGTGGCCGTCGTGGCGTTTTGATCAGGTGACGCGCGCTTCTTGCTCAAGTCCTGTCGTTTACATGCCCTCTATTGGGCGCGGGCAATGAAACGACAAATCGTTGAAAACTTCAAGGGGGGTCGATCCGCCCGCCATGGCACCTGCGCGCGGGCTGCAGGCAAAGGCGGATCGTGCGGCTCAGAAAGCTGAAATGCGCTCGCCCAGAATCACAGACAGCTCGCGCATCACATCAAGCTGGCGGCGCAGGCGGGCTTGCTCTTCGGGGTCCAACTGGCGGAACAAGGCATTGCGCAGAATGAACTCGTCCAGCCTGGTGATTCGGATGTCCAGCTCCTGCTTCTCATCCAGCACGCGCTGCTGGTGGGGCGGGACCGTGCAACCCACTACCTGCCAGTCTTCGGCCAGGGTGTCATTGATGCTCGGCGCCCAGGTGGAGACTGTCTCGTCCACGTTCTTGAGGGCCAGGTAAGCCGCATAGGGCACCATCGCGCCCTCGCCAAAATGTGCTTTGGCTGCACCTGTCTGCGCTGGGTAGCTGGCAGCAGGAACCAAATAGATGAACAGGCCTTTGCCGTTCCAGCCGGTACGTTGCAGGCGCTTGCCCAGCTTCAATTCTTTGATGGCGTCACCGAAGTTCATTGGGGGTTCTCCTTGGTTTGGGGGATCACTGGCCAGGCTGCGCGGCAGGTTGCCGCATCAGCTGCGTGGCCATCAGCTCGGATTGCCAGCTCCGTGTATCGCTGGCTGCACTGTCCGAATACTTTTCCGAGGGCTCGGGCGTACTCGATGAGGGCGGCGGGGGAAGCGTCAGCAAGTCGCTGCTCGGCATCGGACAGTTGCTGGCGCAGGCCGTCACGCTCACGGCGAGCGCGATCAGCAGCAGCCTGCAAAGCGGCCTGCTTCTGGATGGCGTCATTCAGGGCTCCTTGGTATTTGTCGTTGACCGTGCGTTCCACGGCCAGCAAGCGTCGGCCGGCGGCCGTGCGTTCATCAGCGATCTGCGCGCGGTATTGGCTGGCCTGCAGGCGTTCGTCGGCCAGGTCCGCACCTAGACGGGCCTCCTGGAAGTACCAGACGCCAGCAGCTGCGAGAGCGGCAGCAGCGATGTGAGTAATTGCCCTCACTGTCATGGCAGTACCCCGGCCATGAAGTGCCCATCCCGGCCCCAGCTCGAGCAAAGCTCGGCGGTCGTGCCGCGCCGATCCACCAGCCCGGCCAGCACGGCGCTCTTGCCGTTGACCGTGCCGCGCACCCATTTGGGCATCTGGGCACAGGCACCATCCAGATCACCAACATTGGCGAGGGTCCGCATCGTGCTGCCGGCCACGTTCGCCTCGCCCAGGTTGTAAATCATGTCAATGAGGCTGGCCTGCACCCACACGTTGTAGGTGCTCCAGTGGCGGAACATGCGCTTTGCCGCAGCCTCGGCCGCCAGGTACATGGGCAGTTCAAGCCGCATGCAATCGGTCTTGGTGTAGTAGCGCCCAGCCACAACCTGCGGGCCAGTCACCCCATTGCAGACCGTAAGCGGCTGACCCTTGCCCACCTTGTCCACATAGGGAGTGCCGATGTGTCGGCCGCTGCTCTCGTAATAGGCGCCAATGTCCATGGCGAGCAGCACCGCCTCAGATGGCTGGGGCTCCCCAGGTGGCAGCATGCTGGCAGCGCCAGCGCCCAGGAGCATGATGGTCAGCGCGGTTTGCACCAGGCGCTGCTTGAGTACGGCGGGCATTGTCACAGCTCCACCTCCACTTCCCGGTCTGGGCAGGCTGGTGTTGCAGTGGGAATGCCCGTGGTACGCATCAGCTTGATGCGCAGCAGCTGCTCCTCGCGGTTCAGGTCGGCCTGGGCCACGGCGCGGCGATTGGCCTCGCGCTTGTAGTACCAGTTCACCAGCGCCCCGATGATGGCCACTGCCAGGCCCAGGATGCCGATTGCGTTGGAAGAGGCCACCCAGCCGAAAAAGCTCACAATGGCGCCGCCGCCGGTAGTCCGGTTGCCGGCACTCGCCATCAGCTCAATGGTTTCGTTTTTCATGCTGCAGCCCCTCCTGTATGAGAGGTTGCGGCATGTCCGTATGCGGCCGGCGCCGTTGTGTGTGTGATGGGCATCGAGGTTCCTTGGTAGGAACCGCACGCCCCGGGCAGTGAGTGTGTGGGCGCATTATGTTCACGCCCACACCTCGCATCAAGGGGCTGTGGTGCCCCCTTGCGCTTCCGCCAAAGACTGCCGCACGTTCGCTCGAATGGACTTCGGGGCAGCCGCTGCAACACGCTCGGCCTTGGTCTGACGCATCTTGATCACCCGCTGACGCACCGAGCGCCTGTCAATAAACACCGGGCTTTCCGGGTTTCGACGGTTCCAGGCCTGCTGGCGCTCACGAATCTCGGCCTGGCGCTCCACGTCCTTGTCATAGACGGCCTGGGCCATATCGGCAGTCAGGCGCTCCTTCATGGCACGGTTCTGCCCAATCAAGTTCTGCTCGGTAGCCGTGGCCTCCTGTGTCTCCGCAACGCTCTTGGGCTGGAAGCCGACAGCCTTTGCCACGGCCTCGCCCAGCGTCACATCGATCACCTTACGGCCCTTGCTGTCCTTGTAGATCCCGCTGTCGGCCATGTCATAGCCCTTGGCCAGATTGCGCACAGCGGTGGGCGATACCTCGAGAGCAGCGCCAGCAATATCCCCCGTGAGCGCCTTGCGGGCGCCTGTGGCGGCACGCTGGATCAAGTCACCCGCCGGTCCGATGATCTCCAGCATGTCCCGGCTGTGGTCGCGCTTCTCGAGGAACAGGCCGGTACCGGGGATGAGGTTGCCCATACCCAGGCGGCCGGAGATGTCCACCGGTGCGCCGGGCAGACCCGACACACCCTGCTCAATGAAGTCGGCCAGTTCCTTGCCCAACACATCCTGCATCAGCTGCTTGCGCCACTGCTTGACGCTCATGCTGTAGCCCATCAGTTGCCCGCCGGCATCAATCAGGTCTTCGATGTCTTCAGCAAAAGGCAGGCCGCCGGCGCCGCCCATCAGCATCAGCATGGCGATGGACCAGCCCACAGCACGGCGGCCAGCTACACGCTCTGGGCTTCCTGCAGGGCCCTGGTTCCACATGCGCTGCATCAGCTCCAGGTAGGACACGCTGTAGGTCTTGAAGGTGAACAGCGTTCCCCCGATGGTGCCCCGGGCCCATTGCGGTTTCACTGCCTTGGAATAGACAAACTGCGTATCCAGCACCGCCTTGCGCGCGAATGCAGAGGGGTTCTGAATGCCCTGCTCCTTTGCCAGACGGTAAGAGGCAATGAAGGTGCTGCGGCGGTTGAACTGCTCGGCCAGGGCGAAAGGCTGGCCCCATGCCACCTTGGTGCGTTCCCACGCATTGGCGGCCGTTGCTCGAGCATTCCCTGCAGCGGTTCCGTCACCGGCGCGCAGCGCACCGGCGCCCCGGGCCTGGGACATCAGCTGATGGATTTCCTGGGGGCTGACCACGCCATCGTCTTCGGCAGACTGCAAGGCCTTGGCCAGGTCGGCCTCGTACTGAAAGCCCTTGGTACCCATGTCCTTGAGCGCGCGGGCCAGCTGCGCGCCGGCCTTCTTCATGCCGCCGTACTGGCTCAGCCACGGCAGCGTTACCTGGAAGGGCTGGGTCATGTTCACGAATGCAGAGGCCAGCGAGCCGCCCAGGTACTGGGCGAACAGCATGCCGCGAACGGCTTGCCCCTCCTCCTGGGGGTCCTGGATGTAGCTGCGCAGCCCCATCGCCAGGTCCTTGAGCTCGCCCTGGTCCTTGGGGATGGCATTGATTGCCTTGTCCAGCGCGCCCACGTTCAGGCCAGCAGCGGCCTGACGCGCATTGGAATAGACGAAGTTCGCCACCACCCGGCCCACATCCTCAGAAAAGCCGGCCGTGCCCTTGCGGTGAATCATCCGCTTGAGCGCGCTGTGGTTGTTCTTGGTGAGCTTCAGGTACTCCTGGAATGCCTTGTCCTGGGCCGCGTTGCCTTCGGAGTCCAGGCCCAGCATGTTGCCGAACAGCTCCAGGCTCTCCGGAGTCACCCCAGCGAACAGCTTGTAAGCCTGCTGGCTCATGGTTCCCTGCTCCACCGTGGCGTCGGGGAAGGTCAAGCGGAAGTTGCGCGCGGCAGTGTTCGCCTCCCTCATCGTCTCGTACATGCCGAAGTACTGGCGCTCGCCGGCGGCGTCCACCACGTCCACCGTGTAGCGCCCGAAGCGCGACAGGGGGGCATAGCCGGATTCCTGCAGAGCCTTGGCATCCTCCAGGCGCTTGCGGATCTGCTGCATCTGGATCGCCAGGCGGTCGCGGTTATCGGGCACAGCCTTGGCGTCCTGCTCCAGCATGTCCAGCAGCAGCTGGCCCGCACTGTCCAGGGATGGCTGCTCGAGCACGGCATCACGCATGGCGGCATATCCATCGCCCAGGGTACGCATCATGTCGGCGCGGGCCGTCATGTCGATGGAGCGATCAATGGCCGCGCGCGCCTCGCGGTACAGGCTGATTTGATCAGCGGTCGCGCCGAATTGCGATTGCAGCTCTTTATCGCTCCACACTACGCCAGCCTTGAGAATCTCGCTCTCAAAACGGGAGTTGATCATGTTTTCGTACTGCTGCGCGGGCAGGCCTTGCCACATGGCAAGCACGCCGGCGTCGATCCGGTTGGCCTTCAGCAGCATGGCCGCCTTGTTGTGCGCGCTCAGGTTGGCGTACTTCTTGGTCAGATCCTCCACCAGGGTGGCCTGCCCGTTGATGTCACGGGCCCACAGCAGCGTCCCCTCAAACAGCGGGCGAGCAACTGCCTTGTTGTCGGCAGCTGATACCGGACGCTTGCGGTTCTTGCCCAGGATGTCGCCCATGCTGTCGACTCGAGGAAGGATGCGCGGCGCCTGGTCGGCTGCGTCGTTGGCGAGCATGCTCACATCGTCGATGTTCTGCTGTGCGGATTCGTAGACGGGCTTGAAGAACGGGTTGCGCTCGGCCAGGTGGCGCATGGTCCCCACGGTCTTGTCCCACATGGAGACTTTGCCGGGGTGGCTCAGGATGTTGTCGAGCTGGGAAAGCGCGCTGCCCTTGATGTCGGCCAGGCGCGAGCGGCTGAAGAGTGGCCCGTCCTCTAGTGGGCCTGGGCCAGCATTTCCTTGATCTTCGCCAGCGCGGCCTCGGTGTCCTTCTGCAGAGATTCGATCTCGGAGTCGGTCAGCCGGTTCGTAGCGCGCGAGGTAGCGGGCTTCCGACTCAGTGAGCGAGTCGAAGCCGTAGCCGGTGGCGGCGCGGAATTCGTTTTCGAGGTCACCATGTTTTTGTCGGAGAGAAGCCAGAGATTCTGTTGTGGGCTGAATTTTTGCACTGTACTGCTTGCCGGTCAATGCAATGACCCCGGCCACGGTCCCGCCACCTTCCCGAATATGGCTGGCCAGCGCTGCGAACGTGCCGCCCTGGGTCAGGGTGTCGTCCACCAGCAGATAGGGCTTGGCTTCCACCGCGCCGGCGAAGTCCACTGGTGCAAAGATGCGATCCAGCCCATCCATGCCAGTACGGTGAGCCCGATTGGCCTGCACGATGGCGCCAGAAGTGGATAGCCCAAGTCGCTGGGCCAGCACGCCGGCCGCTGCCACTGGGATTCTGTTGCGCCCGGTAGCCTCCTCGGCTGCCACTGGCACCACCACCGGCTTGGAGTCCCCAATCGCAGCTCGCACCTTTGCCACCAGCTCGGGAGTCACAATGTCTTGAGCTAGGCGAAAGGCGGCCTCGATGTCCCCGGCCTTGGCGGCAGCATAGTCGGGATGCGATGAGGCAGAGCCCAGAGTGCTGCCGATGATGGCATCCGGCATGCTGGTCGCGCTGGTGCGGCTGAATGCAATGTCGCTCGCCATTCCAGCGCCAGCACCACGCTCTACCCAGCCACGGGCAGGCAGGATATAGGCTCGAATGAGCTCGTCATCTGTCACCCGCATTCCCTTGAAGCCGGGCACATGCTGGCGCAGCCAGGAGCGGATCGCAGCCACTGCTCGCCGCACAAAGCCCATCTCCGGACGGGTCTGGGCCCATTCAGCCAGCACCTCCTCGGCAGCCTGCAGGCGGTGCGCCGGCTTGTCGTAGTCCAGACCATACTCGGCCGCCTTGCGGCGCACGTCACCACGGCGCACGGACACTATCTGCTCGAGCACGCTATCCAGGCCGGTACCGAACACGCCGCGCAGGCCATGGTGGCCCAGCGCCTCATGCATCAACACCCGAGCCACATCCTTGTCGGTGTGCAGCTGGCTGGCCAGCAGATAGGCTTTGCCCCCGTAGTAGAAGCCCTCGGGATCACCATCGGCGCCACCACTGCGCTGTGCCTGGTCAGCCCGGCGCGCAGCTGCTGGGATTGCAGGATCCGCCATGTCATACACCACCGTGACCTCGGGGCCATTGGCCCATCCCGCGCGAATGGCATCCACGGTCTTCTGTACCGCGCTCACAGCCTCCGCCCGGGCCTGGGCCACGGGCTGGCCGTCGTTCATGGCCTGCAGGAAGCCGTCCACATCGAAATCAGCATCAGCATCCTGGCGGCGGAAACGGGTATCACTTTCGTCGGCAGCTTGGGTGGCGGGCTTGTCGATAACCACCATGCGGGCAGAAACACCGGTGTTCACCGGCAGGCTCGGGTCCATGAATGAGCCTTCGGGCAGCTTTTCATTCGTGGCGCCGCGCTCGTCCAGCCACTCGCGGAAGCCCTCGGCGCGCTTGTTCGACTGGAAGAATGCGCCCTCACCCACGATAGCGACAAGACGGCCACCGGGCTTGAGCAGGCCATAGGCATGCTGCACATGCTGAATGTCGCGCCCATTGGAAAAGGGCGGATTCATCACGATCCGGTCGTACTGCTTGCCTTGCAGCTCCAGGAAGTCGGAGCCCACCAGGTTGTAGCCTTTGGCCTCCAGCAGCTCGCGGCGCGTGTTGGACAGTTCAGCCACATCAGGCTCCACGCCGGTCTGCTCACGAATGGCATCAGCAATATGCGCCATACCTGCATGTGGCTCCAGCACTTCCATGCCTGGCTGAATCTCGGCCGCATCAATGGCAGCCTCTGTCGCGGCAGCGCCGGTTGGAAAGAAGTCCAGGCCATCATTGGAGCGGCCCACCATGGAACGCTCGAGCTGCTTGATGCGGTCAGGCTCGGCACGCTCCTGGCGCAAGTTCTGCAGCTCGCGCAGGGCGCTGCGGAATTCGGCGGGGGTTTGAATGCCCATGCGCTGCAGGCGCTGGCGCTTCTCCAGCGTGCTCTCCAGCTGCCAAGGCAGGGCCAGCACCTTGGAGCCCTTGCGCTTGCCCAGCTTGGCAAGATCCTCCACAAATGGCATGCCCAGTTGAATGCGCTTGTCGCCATCACCCTGCCACAGCCCCTGCTGCATCGCCTCACCGGGCGACAGAATCACGCGGTTTTGGCCGCGCTTGATCTGCAAGACCACGGCTTTGCCCACCAGACCACTACGCTTGATGGCGCGCTCGGCCAGATCCTTGCTGGCGTAGTCTGCAAAGCCGCCCTTGGTCTTGTTGCCGAAGTGGCTCACACTGAGCAAGTTGTCTTTCGCCCAGCTCGTGTAGGCGTCAGTCACATCATCCGCAAGACGGGCCAAAGCCGCGCCCATCTTCTTGCCACCCTCAATGTCCAGCAACTGGCGCGCCAGGCCGGCAAGGTCGCTGCGGTACATAGTGAAGCGGGGGAACTCGGAAAAGTCCACCGTCTGGGCATCCATGGGCGCATGCTTGTTCTCTTCGACTGCAGCCCAAGATCCATGCTTGGCCATCAGCTGCTGCACCTTGGCAGAGCCCAGAGCCTGCAGCAACTGAGACAGCTGCGTCTTGGTGCGAACGCCATCGAGAAACTGCACCTGGCCCGACTCAATGGCATCCGCCAGGTTGCGCATGGTCCCGGCATAGGCCTTGCTGCCGCGTGCGGCGTCCTCGGCCGCGCTGGCCATGCGCGCCCGGCGGGCAGTGTTGGTCTTGCGGTCGGCCCCCAGCTGCTCGTCGGCGCCTTGGTCCAAGGCTTCCGCCATCGCGCGCAAGCGCTCTACCGTGGTCTGGCTCTTGTCATCCTCGAAAGCGTCGCGGCGCTGGTTGGCCAGATCCTGGGCCTGGGCTGTATCCCCGGCTACCAGCTTCTGGAACGCCTCGGCCGCTTCACGGGTACGGAACTGGAAGCCCGGTACCGCGCCATTGCCGCGATAGCTGCTGTAGCTGCCGCCCAAGCGCTTGGCGCTGCTGTTGAGGGTGTCGTAAGCATCGCGCTCCACGCGCTCGGCCAGCTGCACTACAAACAGGTCATGCCCATGTTTGGTGTGTTTGGTGGAGATGATTTCGCCGGCCGTGGTGTTGCCGGCGCTTTGCACCGTGACCCGGGCCCGGCGCTTTTCTGCCTCGCGCTGATCCTTCGTCTGCTCGGCCTCCAGGGCATCAAACTGCTGGCGCTGCTCGGGGGTCAGGCGCAGATAGGCCGCTTGGCTGGTTTCCCCTTGATCGACCCAATGGCTCATAAAGCCGCGGAAGTCCTGCAAGGTCTTGGGGTTGGCCAGCGCATCAGCCTCGGCCGCACGCTTGGCCTTGAATTCGTCGCGCATGGCCTTGATTTCAGCGGCCCGGGCGGCCAGGTCTTCGGCCGTGGTGTTGCCCACCAGCTCGCGCAGCGCCTGGGCCTTGTCGGCTTTGTTCTTGGCGATATTGGCTGCAGACAGGATGTAGCTGCTCGGCCCATAGCTGCGCCCCAGAGCGTAGGTATCCAGCATCTTTTGATAGGCCGCCAGGACAATGGCATCCTTCTTCTCGCTCCCCATCCGATAGGCGAATGCAGGGCCACCGGCTCGCAGCAGCTTGTCTTTGGTCAGCTGCTGCAGCTCGGAAATCACAGCGTCCTGGTTGGATTCCAGCTCGGCAAAGGCGCTCTTGTAGTCATCCAGCGCCAGCTGGCCCGAGTTGATACCGTCCTCGATGGCGTTATGTCGGCCAAGGAATGACACGGGCACGGCCTCGGCTTTTGGTGCGGCCTGACTTTCCTTGGCGGGTGCACGCTGCACGGGCCCAGCCTTCAACGCACTCGCATCCGGCTCGGTTGCGTGGGTGCGCTGCGCCTCGCTGGGCATATCCACCCAGGCATTGCCGTCCTTCTCGACCGCCTGCACCTTCACGCTCCACTGCCCATCGGCATCTGGCGCGGTGTAGGCAATCACACGGTCATGCCCGCCGTAGCTCTTGACGATGTTGCCGGGGGTGAAATAGTCGGCGCGCGCAGCCTCTGCCTCAGCAATCTTGGCAGGAACGCTCTTGGGCTTGGCGGCTTTGTCCGGCGCAACCGCTTGGATAGCCCCGGCGCCTCCATTCAGCTGTGGGTTCTCAGCACGCACCTCATCGACCAGCGCCCGAATGCGTGCCTTGGCCTGTGCCAAGGTTTCGCCCCTATCCTTGAGCGTGGCCACCAGTTCCACCTTGTCATCGGTCAGCGGCGAGCCGTCGGCCATCTTGAAGGTAAGGCTGCTGGGGTAACCGTCACGGTCATAGCTGACCTTGGTAAGGATGGCGTTCTTGCCATAAGGCATGCTCTCGCCGCTCTTGAAGCTCAGGAACTTGAGCAACGTAGCCTTGAGGTTGGCAGCCTTTTTGTCGGCCTTCTCCTGGATCTTGGCGGTTGCTGCGTCCCGGTCAGCCTTCACCTGCTCCGGGGTGCGCGCGGCCAGCACGGCCTTGTGCACACGGTCGGCGTTTTCTGCCGTCCAGGTGTCAAAGCGCTGCATGGCCTTGTCCAGCGCGGCGTTACGGCTGTTCGCCTGCTTGCTGTTGAGGTTGCCACGGCCAGCGACAAAGCCGCTATATGCACCGGACCGGGTATTCATCAGGCTGCGGTACTGGGCCAGATAGTCAGTGCGCAGGGCCTCGAGTGCGGCGCTGGCTGCCTGGCGCTGAGCTTCGGTGGTGGCGACAGCTGCCCCCGACTGCTCGGCTTTCGCCATGAACTGCTCAAATGCATCACGGTCGCCCTTCGCGCGCTGCGAGCCCGATCGAGAAATTCCGCTGTAGCTACGGTCTGCCTCTGCGAGAGGAAACTGCCCAGATGATGGAGCCTGCTGCGTTGACGGTTCCAGGTCACCAGCCGTCGTGGCGAATCCTGTGGCCAACTCATTATTGCCACGAACAACCACCCGGCCTGTATCGGAGACGCTTTCTACGGTTCCGCTGTTGCCCGCGTACAAGCCATTGGTGATTTCAACTGCCATACCCACCGATGGAGTGAATGCAGCGTCGCTACGCTCTGCACCTGCAGCCTTTGAATCGACAGCGCCACCACTGGTGCTGCTGCTAGGAAATTCGTGGGCCGCCTCCAGCAGCTGCTCGATGGGAGCATCCAGGCGGATCGTCTTCACGTCCTTGCCCTGCTCACGCGCTGCCATCCATTGGTGGTGCCCGTCCAGCACATGCCCGTCTTGTGAAACCAGAATGGAGCGGTCGCCGCCCTCGTAGCCCAGAGCCTTCTTCACCTTCTCGCGCGAAAACTCGGCCTGCGTGGGCTTCAGGCTCGCGGCGGGCACGGTTTCCTCCTGGTGCGCAATGCCGCGGGCGTTCATGAAATTGACCATGGCACCGCGGTGCTCGGCCTTGATCTGCGGCATCTGGGCACGGGGCACAGCCTTGGTACCAGATTCGGGGGCGAATGCGGCCCAGCCGTTGCCCAGGTCCTTGCCCTCGATTGGCTTTTCTTCTGAGTTCTTTTTCTGCTGAGCGGTTGCAGCTTCTGAATTCATAGCACCCAGCACCTTTTCGCGGTTGCCGGCGCTCATTTTTTCCCAGGCCTTACCCTCCAGGTTCTGGCGAATGACCTTTGCCATCTTGGGCACGGCCGCCAGCACGGCGCGCTGCGCATCGGGCTGCATGGCATCCCATCGAGCGCCTGCGTCCTGGTCAGCCTGGGCCACTTGCTGGCGCTGGGCATTGCCTTCACGGGCGATTTCCTCGGCCTTGGCCATTGCCTCCTTCTGGGCCGGGGTCGCTACCTTGGGCGCGGTGGGCGCGGGGCTGTCCGTGGGCTGCACCTGACGCACGACATAGCCGCCCTCCACCTTCACCGGCTCCCAGCCTGCGCCAGCCGCCTGGGCCGCCTTTACGGCTGGCAGCTTCACAGTGAACGGCTTGCCCTGTTTGTTCAGGATGTCGGGGGCGGCCTGGGCCACGCGCGCCGCGCGGTCTTGCTGCGCGGCCAGCTGTGCCAGTGCATTACCTTCGCCTTCAACCTGGTCGACCTGCGCCCGGGCTGCTGCCGCCTCCTGCTGCGCCTGCTGGATGTTCTTCAGCCGGCGCTGCTCGTTCGCCTCCTGAATGTCTGCCGGGCCGCCCTTGGCCGCATGCTCGGGCAGCTCCGTAGGGTTGGGTCGGTACTGACGGCCAGCCCAATCAGCGGCGCGGGCGTCCGCTTCTGTAGCCTGGTCCTGCAGGTCAGCCATACGCTGAGCCGGCGAGAGCAGATCCAGCTCCTGCTGCAAGGCTGTACGCTGGGCCAGTGCCTCGTTGGTCCAGCCCTGGCTGCGCCCCATCTGGGCCAAGAAATCCAGATGCTCCTGGATCTGGCCGATGCGGGCCTCTGGGGAAATCTCCCCCGTCTCCATGTCTGCGCCTTCAGTGGGCTGGGCTGACTGTTGCTGTTCCTGCGTCTCAGCGGCTGTTGTCAAGGGAGCTGCCTGCTGGGTCACTGCGGCTAGGTTGGCCGCGCGGGACAGCGCGCCGCGCTCTGGTACGACCTGCACAGGGGCGCTCAAGCCTTCGCGGCTCAAGGCCACCTCGTCCAGCAGGCCAATGGGAGTCACGCCCTTGCGCTGCAGTGCATCCATGTCCAGGATGGGGCTGACGTTGTTCTGCCCCGTGCGGTCGGCCTGCAACTGCGCCAGCAGCGCCAGCTGATCAGGCGAAGCCGTGCCATTTGATACAGAGTCGATAGCGGCTTGTGCCTGCTCCACAGTCGGCTGCGGCTGGTTGATGGCTGCATCCAGGGCGGTACCCGTGACGGGCCCATGGCCGCCGGTCAGCAGCGAAGTGCCCGCGCCCGTCATGCCGCCCAGCGCGGCACCCATGCCGGCAGCAGCTGCCACCCCCTTGGATGGGTCGATGTTCGGATCAAAGGGAATAGCCGCGCGCTGGCCCTCGTATTGGGTAACACCCTCTTCCACGGCTTCTTGGGCAGCTTCGCTCAGGCCGGTCTTGGCAGCACGCGCAGCAGCGCCACCGCCGAATCCCTTGGCGCCCGCCAGCAGGCTTTCTGCACCAAAGGCACCACCCACGCCGCCCACCAGAGCCGGAATCACGCTGGCTTGGCGTGCTGCGGCCGTGGCCTCTTCCTCCGTTGCACCCGCCTTGATAGCCAGGTCATAAGCGGTACCGGCAGCATCACCGCCAGCCATGGCAGCGCCAGCAGCAACACCACCGGCCCGGCCAGCACGCTCGATGCCCTTGGCGCCCAGGCCAGCAGCACGGGCAGCCATGCCTGCCCCCTTGACCGCAGCACCAGGGCCCACAAAGGAACCTGCAGCCTGCGCGGCAGCCAGCAGCGGGTTCTCGACGATGTAGCCGCCCACAGCCCCCAGCTCGCCCATCACCCCATCGGCGTTTGCCACCCCCTCGCGGAATTTCTTCTTCGAGGCCTTGACCACATCGCTCTGGGACTCTTCGCCGGCCTGGATGATGTTCTTATCGATCCAGCCCGATACGGCATTGCCAGGCTTGATGAAGTTGGCTGCAGCAGACACGCCACCGGCCGCGGCATTGGCCGCTTCGATTACCGTGTCATTGGCCACGGCCAGCAGACCGCGACTTTTGGGCGCTTCAGCCGTTGGAGCGGGCTGCACATCTTGAGGGTCGTACATGCCGCTGAAGAACCCATCGGGAATGTCCTTCAGCGTTACCGATTCATAGGGGAGCTTCGGAGTCTTCTTGCTTGCCATCTGGATTCCTTTATTGGTCACGTACGGACGAACCGCGTTTGAGGGCTTCAGCCCCGGCTCCGATCTGACGCCTCTGTGCTGCGCGTTCTGCTTCCCTCTCGGCGTCGCGTGCTTCCTTTTCCTGGCGCTCCCGGCGCTTTTTCTCGCTCAGCTCGGCCTGGCGGGCCGCCACCGACTGCGAACCGGAGTCGCGCAGAAACTGCTGATAGTTCGCACGACTTGCCGCCTCCTGTTCTGCGATCGACAAGGTGCCTGCTGTCTTCGCCTGGCCTGCCGGCGCTTGCATCCCAATCGGCGTGGCAGCGACTGGCTTTGCGGAAGACTTTTCTGTGGCTTTCTCCGGGGAAGCGAAGCCCATGCGCTCCAGCTGTTGTGCGGTTATCCCCTTGGCGATGACCTGCTTGTATGTGTCTGCATACGCAGCGGGATCGTCCTTGACGGAGTTCAACGCGCTTGAAACAGCAGATGCAGCCAGGCGCTGCTGGTTGCCATTGACAGCTGCTCGGCGCATTGCTTCAAAATCATTCTGGGCGTACTGGGCGACCTGCTGCTGGGTCATTGGCTTTCCTTCGGCAGCAGCAGCATCCGCAGCTTTGGCGGCGCGGTTGTATGCCTCTCCCATGGCCTGCTTAGGATCAAAGCCATAGAGAAGATCGATCTCCGGAGCTGCTCCGGCAGCTTTGCCAGATGCCTTGCCGGCGGCAATAGCCAGTTGCTGATTGCGGGCGCTGATGTCCGCATTCAGCCTGCGCTCGTTCAGCGCGTAATTGCGGTCGTCGTTCGCCTGCGCGCGCTGCGCCTGGGCATTGCGGTGCAGCATGTCCAGGTAATGCGATGTGTCGAGACTCTTCCAGTGGGGAGACACCAGGGCGGTCAGTGCCTCCTGAGTGTTATCCACCGGCTGGCCAAGCAGCGACTTAGTGCCATCGGCGCCCAGCGTGTAGAACTGCACCTTGCCGTCCTTGCTGGTATCGAAGCCCACCTTCGCTCCGCCGAACAAGCCAGATTCACTGGCGAAAGAGCTCAGGCCTTGGGCTCCACCACCCAGCGCGGCCCGCAGCCTGCTGTCGGCATCTTTGGCAACTGCAGCCTTCTGGGCCTCATTGAACTGCAGGTCTACAAACTGGCCTTGCTTGACGTTGCGCTCTACTTCGAGAGCCTTATCGACCAGGCCTGCGCCACGATACGCCGCCACCACGCGCTGATTCATCGCCTCGGGCTTGGCGTAATCGGTCACTGCTTGCTGGGCTTCCGCTGCAGTGGAGAAAGATTTGTTGACCCCTGGCGCAACCATGCGGAAGGTTGGCGCCGCTGGCGCGCCAGAGTTGCCCTGACTCAATGCCATCGGTACCGGAGGGCCTGCGCTCTGATCGCCCAATGGGCCTTCCACGACTTCGGCAGGAGCCTGGGCCTGCTTGAGAGACTGATTTAACGAATCCGCCTCGGCTTGCTGCTTGCGCCAGACCTCGCGCTGGTCCCTCTTGAACTGCTGGTCTTCATCGTCCCGCTTACGCTGGTCCTCAACGTCGCGCTGCTTCAAATAGCCGGTACCGGCCCCCGCCAGGAATGCAATGATTGGGCTTGCCATGTGTTCCCCTGCCATACCGCAGGCGCACACAAACGGCCTCGGCGCGCGCTATGAAACGACAGTGCCGAGGCGATTTCAAGGGGGTATGAAGGCGGCCCTCTGCTACATTTCGCGGAAAACAATGCGTCCTGCCCAGAACCTTGCTTTAACGCAACCACAACGATGAAGAAAAACGAACGAGACGCTGAAATCATCCGCCGTTGGCTGCAGCGGCCACAAAGTGAACGGACGATGAACGACGTGTTCGACTTCAATAATGAGCTGCAGCAGAAGGGGTCAAGTCTTCTCGATGGTATCCCCGGCGACCCTTACCAGCAGCTCAAGTCGATACTTCGACGTCACATCCGCGAATAGCCTTTAGCGCTGCCTTGCAGATCTCATCGGCCGTTAAAACGATTAGCAGCACGGAGATCCCCTGGCGCTCAGGCGTTGATCCCCAGCCCCAGGCTTTTGCGGCCTCGCTCAATGCAGCATCAAAGCGTGAGAGCACAGGTAGCGGCTGTCGCAGCATCCGATTCGCAACCCCTGCAGCCCATGTCCTATCCCCGGAAAAATCAGGAACACCCCACGGCAATGCCGCAATCGCCTCACGTGTCATGCCATAGACATGTTCGGCCACCTGCTTATTCAGTTCTTCATCCATACGGGGGCATCCTCTCAACGTGTACGGGCACGGGTGCCGGGCAAGCTGAACGGCAGCGCCCTACCATGCTTGGCTCCGGCCTTGCGGCGGGTGTCTGGCTCCGGACTCTCTGGAGCATGGCGCGAGCGGTACAGCACATCAAATGCATTGCCCTGGCTGCGAGGGGTGCCGTCTGGCCATCGGGTATCGGATTGGGGTTGGTTCATCACAGGGCCTTTTTGCAATGGGTCAGGAGAAAGCGCAGCGTTAGCGTGTCCTCACGCGGCGCCAGTTGATCGTTCTCGTTCACTTCGCGGACAACGGCCTCGGGGTTGGCGCCCTGCTCAATCCGGCGGACCTCCACGACCTTTCCGGACGGGAGAATGAAGCGCTTGTAAATATGGGGAGAGCTGGCCATCAGTTTGTATTTCTTGGGGATCCCTGCCACAGCGGCAGCTTCTTGGGCCAGAGCCCAGCTTTCAGGATTTGCTCGCGGGTGAAGCGGCCGGCTTCGATGCCGTACTCGCGGTGGGCCTCGCGGCCGCCGGTTTCCAGCAGCCGGTAGTTGTCATAGGCCACATGGCAGCCCTCTATGCCCGGACGGCTGCAGCAGAGCGGGAAGCCGGTGCGGTCATCGGTCTTCAGGCCCAGCCCCTTGCCGTAATTCAGGTGGGCATGCTGGCTATAGCCGCTGATGCCGCACCAAAAGCAAGGCAGCTCGGCCACCAGACGGCGGTATGGTTCGCTTTCGATGGCGTGCTCTTTCGGAACCACGATGCCCGTCGTGCCAGCACCAGGGGTCATGGTGACGTTCTCAGGCACCATGCTGGCCGTAGCAAGGGCGCTCTCGATTTGACGGGCGGCGCGCTCGGCAAGGCGCTGCTCACGACTGGCAGCCTGGCCGGGCTCGCAGTAGTGGCCCTCGTCCTGCTCGTCACGGAGCCCAGCGCCAGCCCAGGAGCTGCGAGACTTGAAGCCCTTGCCGGGATTGAGGGGTTTACGGCGCATCAGCATGATGTGTCCCCCTGGGTCGCAGCACGCGCTGCAAGCAGTCGCTCTACCGCGCCACGAACCAATGCGCTATCACACCGCTTCAATCGTCGTAGTCGAATGAGTTGAGGAACAAGCAGCTTCCATACTTGCTCCGAGATAGGTTCGTCATTCAACAATGAATGTGCGAACCAGTCAGAGCAAGCGCGGCCTGTCATAGATCCACGACCAACAATCGAGATAACCGACCTCAGATAGTTTCGATCTTCTTGAGCACGCTTCAAGGCCTGCTGGTAGTCGTTCAATACCATGCACGCCCCCAGTCCTCTACAGGCACCAGAAAGCCGTAGTCGTTAAACACGTAGACGGTGCGAGCGCCCGCCTGCACTCGGTTGCAGCAGCGGTTCTCCATCCACCGCTCAATGAGGTAGCGCCCGTCCGCCAGGCGCTCATATTCCGGCCACACCAGCCGCGTGATGCGTGAGGCGCTGGGGGGCTTGCGTTCGCCAGCCAGCGGCACGACCTTCCCAAAAAATGCGGGGTCCAGTGGCTTGATCATTTGACCAACCTCACTTCCAGGCCCAGCAGGGCCTTCATCAGGTGGCGCTTGAGCTTGAATTCGGGAGTCAGCATGCCCTTCACGTCCTCGATCACCTCCACGCCCTTTTCCACATAGACAAAATCGGCCACGTAGCGAATGGCCTGCTTAACGCGGCTCGCGTCGGAGTACTTCACGGCGGGCACCAGCTCATAGGGCACCTGGCGGCGCAGGTCGCTGATTTCTCCAGCGCGCAGCTGCATGCACAGATGCCCCCAGCGGCGCGCCTCGGCGCGGCTGTCGAACTTCACCCCATCGGGGGTGACGGTCTTCTTGTTGCCGTACTTGGCTCCACCAGGTCCAGATCGCTTGGCCGCGGCTTGAACCCCAGGCGCTTGAGCTCGGCCCGCACCGCTTCCCGCATTCCCGGCCACAGGCCGTGACCATGTGTCACGGATTCCTCTTCCAACTCCAAAGCCCTTTGCCTTGAGTAGTGCCACCACCCCGGCGTCATTGCCAGCCGCACCAGATGGTCCCTGGCTGCGAGGTAGTGCGTTGGTAAATCGTTTTGCATTCATCACCTGCCCTCCTGCTGGTAGGCCTGCACAGCGGCGGCGGTCCTGCGCTTCTCTTGGTTCAGGCGCATGCGGTCTGCCCGGGCCAAGACCTGGGCATGGGTGAAGCGGCCAGCCTTGCGCGCGAAGTGGTCGCGCAGCTTGGCCAGCTGCTGCAGCGCGGTGCGCTCTACTCCTGATGAAGCAATCTCCGGCGCAGGCAGCGCCAGCGCAGCGCGCGGTGCAGGCAGCTGCAGCTGGTGGCGCACATCCTCGGTCAAGGCTTCCAGACCGCCGGGCAGGCGCCCTGCAGTCATGGCCTCCTGCAAGGCACGAGTGCGCCCCTCGGGATCGTGCCCAAGGCTCACCTGCACGACAGGATGCTGGCGCAGGGCGCGGGCCTCGCCCGTAATGCGGCCGTAGGCCTCCACGAAAGCCTGCCGGGCACCGAACTTGTCGCCAGCACGCAGCAGCGGCGCGGCCACGGCCCAGGCATCGGCAATCTCGTTCGTCCACACGATGGTGGCGCGGTCGTCCGAGCTGGACAGCGCCAGCGCATAGGCTTCTGCCGGCAGCAGCCGGCCCATGGCGTGGTCCACGTACTGCAGCACGGTGCCGGTGAGGATCTGGCCTTTGTGCTCGGCACGGATGCGGGCGAGTGCCATGCGCAGCAGTGACTTGTCGATGTGGGACAGATCGGAGGCCAGCAACGCCAGCGCCGCAGGGCGAATCTGCTGCCCGGACAACTCCATGGTGGCGCCCAGTTCCTCCAGCAGCCAGTCGGTATCCTGATCGTCAAGCATTGCCGCCCTCCCGTCGCTGCTTAGCCAGTCGCTTGGCCTCCTCGATGGCATCGAAGTTCGCGCTGCTCTTGTCCGCTGCCTGTGCAGCAGTCGCCGTCACGGCCTGATTGCGGGCCCACTGGGTGCGGTATCCCTCGGCCTGGTTGACCAGCACGCCCACGCCGTGGGAGTTCTTCACAACAAAGGCCTCGTTCACGTTCGACACGTACCACGAGGCCACCAGCGGTGCCTCCTCGTGGCCCAAGCGCTTGACCAGCGCTTTGACGTTGGCATTCACCGGGGCGTTGCGAACGGGCTTGACCCCGTAGCGCTGCTCAAACGCGAAGCTGTAGGCCGCCCAGGTTTCTCGGCAAGCTGCCTGCAGTGCCGTTTCCTCGGTGTTCTCAGGTTGCCCTGCCCCACCACGGCCCGACTGCAAAGCAGGCGGGGATGGTTCATTGGCGGTTAAGTGACGGTTCAACTGATGATTTGGGGGCGGCATTTGCCCCTCTAGACCGGCGGCATCTGCCGGGGCTGGGGCGGCATTTGCCGGGGGTACTGCGGCATTTGCCGGTGGTGCGGCATCTGCACCAGGGGCGGCAGCCGCAGGGGGGGCGGCATTTGCCGCCACATCGGTTTTGCGCTTGGTGGTGCGCTTGCTCTCTGCCGGCGCCTTGCTGGGATCGAAGCGCTTGGGGCAGACTGTGTAGCTGGTGCTGGTGTTGTGGCGGTACTCGCGGAACACAGCGCCAGCCGCTTGCAGCCAAGCCAAGGCATCGCGCACAGCGCGCTCGGACAGGCAGGTGCGTGCGGCAATGGTCCCGACTGCAGGCCAGCACACGCCATCGTCGTTGGCTTGATCGGCCAGAGAAATAAGAACAGCCTTCTGGCTCGGGCTCATGCCCTGCAGGGGCCAGCAGGCCGCCATGATGATCGTGCTCATGCTGTCACCCCGCCGCTCTGCTTCAGGCGCACCTGGTGCTGACCCCACAGGCCCGCGATCCACTCCACCCCCTTGGGGGTGAACTTGTAGTGAACGAAGGCGTGTGAAGTTTCGCCGTGCTCTGCTGTGCCTGTCTTAGCCTCAAAGCGGCCGTTATGCATGTGCTCTGCACGCGGCGTGAGCGGGCTCTTCGGCGTGGTGCGATACATCAGGCCGCGCTTCAGCAGGAAATCGGTGAACTCGTTCAGCTTGGCGCCAAGGACTTTGCACACCTCACGCACACCCATGCTGCCGGTGCCAGGCTGCACGTAGCGCTCCACAAACTCCACCTTGGGCGCTGCCAGCGCCAGCTGGGCCTCGGCCTCGATGCGGGCCTGCTCTGATGCCATCGCCAGCTTGAGAATGTCCATGCGGGTCAGCTGTGCTGGCGCTGGCTGCTGGGCCTCCAGCTCCTGCCAGCGCTTGACCACCTTCATGCGTGCCACCGGGTCGTAGCCCAGCAGTAGCGTCAGGCTGGTGTCCTTGTCCAGCAGGTACTCGTCGTAGGTCTGCCCGTTCTGGGGGTGTATCCAAGGATGGATAGACCCACCGAACAAGTCACCCAGCTGTCCATGCATCGCGCGCAGGTCACGCATCACATGAAAGTGATCCTTGCCGGTCAGCTCTGCAATGTCGCGGCTGCTCATCGTCAGCGGCACGGCCGCCGGTGAAAGTGTTGAATTCAGACTCATCGGCCATGCCCTCCGAATTCGCTCCCCTCAAACGGCACTGCCATCTGAGCGCGGATGTCCATAGCATTGGCGTCATGCAAAGCTTTTTCAGCAACCATCAGCGTGTACGTCTTGCCATACACCCAGGCGTACATGCAGTCGCGCTGAGCGCTGGAGCCGTCCTGGTTGCGCTCGGCGGCCTTCCGGCGGAAAAGCTCGTCGGTACGGGAGTCAAGCCAAGTTTTGGCAGGGGTGTCCAGCTTTCCAAACGGGCCGGCAATTCCGCGGGCAAACATGGGTGTGAGCTCGTCACCGGCCAGATGGGCAATGGCGTGATCCAAGACCTCCTGCGCGTCCTCCGGAGGCAGACCCTTGAGCGCGTCCAGAACAGCAGCAAGCGCAGTGTTCTGAGCCTTAGACAGGTGAGCGAAGAGTGGCGCGATGCGCTTGGTGGAGTTAGTCATGCATAACCTCCTCGTGCAGGTTTTCCGCGCAATCCGCTTTGTGCACGGTATGGCGATAGAAGTTGTTGAACAGGTGCCACAGCGGGGAGCCCGCCGGGTAGCGATTGGCCAAAGCCAAGGAGATTCGGTTTTGCGCGGCGTGCTGCGCCTGGGTGCCCACCGCCTCCCGGGGCAGAATGGAAGCTCCTACACAACCATTCCCGCGAGGGGCGGACATGAACAACGACATCGAAGCGCTGACCGAAGCGCTCCAGCAAAATTTACATATCGTGCAGATGCTCTCCAAGCGCATCGAACTCTTGGAGGAACAACTGGAGGAAAGCGCTGCGCAAAGAATGGCGCTCATGCTTTTGCTCCGCTCGACAGTTCAAAACTCATCAGAGAGCGACCAGATCGCGGCAACGGCAGAACGCCTCGCGGCGCTGATGCAGGTGCAGCCAGGCGTACTTCTTCATGGTGGGAAAAGCACTTTTCAAAAGATGAAGTCGCACCTGGACTGGATGACAGCCGCAAACCATCAACAGGGCTAACCGCCATCACCTCAGGGGCATGCATCGCCCGGTGCAGTGCCTTCACAACAGCCGCGCTCTGCACGGAGCGTCGATATGCGGCGCGGGCACGTTTGAGCTGCCGGCGTTGCGCAATGCGCTTGGTGGTGTCAGTCATGGCCCACCTCCTTTTCTGGGGTGGATGGCTGAGAGAGCTCAGGCCAATAGACCTGCCAGTCGTCAGGCCTGCACTCGGCGCGAGTCACCACCCCATTGGTTTCGCGCTCTATTGCTGCGCAGTAGCGTGCCGGTATCGGCCGCTCACCACTGCACCAATCCGAGAGATCGGAGGCGTGTGCACCGATCTTTCGGGCAAACGAAGACTTTCCGCCTCGCTCTAAAGTCTTGAGGTATTCCGATAGCTTCATGCATCAAATTTTAGCCTCAGGCTAATGCAAGTCAATAGCTCAAGGCTCATTGCCGCAATTAGCCATTTGCTAAATACTCAAAACATGCAACCCATTGACGTTACGCGCCGTGAGAACCTCGGCCGGCTCATCAAAGAAGCCGGCAGTCAAGCCGCGCTCTCCGAAGTAATTGGCAAAGCTCCCGCCCAAATCAGCCAGTGGCTTAATGCCTCGCTCAACTCCAAGACAGGCAAGCCCCGGGTGATGAGCAATGCAATTGCAAGAGAGATTGAGACTAAGACGAACAAGCCCGAAGGCTGGATGGACCAACCTGCACTCCGCGAAGAGCTAAGCACCACAGGTGGTTCCAACGCTGAATTCACCAAGTTGGAGGGCGTTCGCCGCGTCCCGGTCATCTCATACGTGCAGGCCGGGCTTTGGACTGAAATCGTTAGCGTATTTCAGCCCAGCGATGCTCACGACTGGCTCATTACCAGTGACAAGCACTCAAAGGAAACCTTTGTTCTAACCATTCGCGGCAACTCGATGGAGCCTGACTTCAAGGAGGGCGACGCAGTCATCATTGACCCCTCTGTAAAGCCGCGCCCCGGTTCGTTTGTTGCAGCGAAGAACGGGAGGGAGGAGGCAACTTTTAAGAAGTACCGCCCCCGCTCTATCGATGTACTCGGAAATGAAGTTTTTGAGCTTGTCCCTCTGAACGAGGACTACCCCACCATGCGCTCCGACGAACAGCCCATTGAGATCATTGGAACAATGGTGGAACACCGCCGCTTTTTCAAATAGAACCGTCTCCTAAAAAGCACAGCCCGCAATAGCGAGCTTTTATGAATACCCTGATTTCTAGAGAGGGAGTGATATGAAACCAACGTTTTTTGCCATTACTTTGGCCTTGACCTCCGGGTTCACCCATGCCGCATGCACTGGCTCAGGGGCATTTAGCTACTGCACCGATAACTCGGGCAATAGCTACAACGTCCAACGAATTGGCAACCAAACCTACGTACAGGGTAGCAATAGCCGCGGAGATACATGGAGCCAAACAAGCCAAACCATTGGGAATACTACCTATCACAATGGAACAGCAGCCAACGGCAATAGCTGGTCAGGCACCACTCAGCGCATCGGCAACTCCACCTATAGCAGCGGCATTGACAGCCACGGCAACCCATACTCAGGCAGCAGCTACACACCCAGCGGTAGCTACGGCTATGAAGAGGACGATTGATTGCTGCAAATACCCATCAAACAACTCTGTGCCGCTGGCGCAGCCCTGCTTATCAGCATGCGCGCCCATGCCGACCGCTACGGCATTGATGAAGCCATGGGGGAAAGCGACGCCACCCTCAGCGATATGTTCTGGGGCGCGCTGATCATTGGTGTTGGGTATCTAATCTGGAAGAAATGGCGCGGCTAACGCTGTTGAAAGTCGTATCTATTAACGCCGAGCAAACAACCGCGCCCACGCGGATCGTGGGTTTTGACTGAGGAGCTTATGACTACGAATGTTCAGATCCAATGCATCACCAAGTCGGATCGTCAAAGCGCGCACGAGCGCATCTCGCGCGTTGGAGGAGTTAACGCCAATGGCACGCGCTGGAACTTGCCCCTGGATCAAGCCATTGCCGGCATAGAGCGCGGGGAATGGCGGTTTTATGTAAGCGTTAATGGTGTCTCCGTATGGGTCGTCGTTGCAGTCAGCGCTGCTGGCAATAAATATCTAAAGACACAGAACGACGGCGAGCAGCCAAACAACCTGCTCAGCCTTCCTGAGTGTCCTTGATCACCGATCCAATGCTCATCACCTTCTGTTGATGTGGATTGGGTCTGTAGACAGAGTTTGCGCCGTGGCACGAGTACCCCTCTCCCACGGCTTGTACCTGTGCAAGTAGCCAGAGCCAACGCTGCATCTCTTCTAGGGTGGCGGTAATTCCAAAGCGCCCGTCATAAATCACATTCCATTGACCGCTTGCCGGGTCCTCGCGAGTCTCCAAGCGCGGCACCAAGTAGCCATTGATCACGACGCCTTGCGCCGCGTCCATCCTGGGGAGTATCTGCAACATCTCCGTTCCTTCCTGCCCGCCCCGAGCGGGCTTTTTTACGTCTGCGTGGTGTGTGCTCATGGAAATTTTAAGTATAAATTTAGCCTAGAGCTATTGACCAATTTATTAGCTCTAGGCTAAAGTTTATCCATCGCTGCACCAAACAGTAGCGATGGGTGCCAAGTGATCGAGCCAGCACCGTTTGTTCTTCCGGCAGTCGAGCCGGGTCACCAATCGGCAAGCGGCGAGATCGGCCGCACTTCCAAGAGACACGCAAGTGCAAGGGGGTGAACGGATCGCTCACACAAGGCTAGTAGGCCAGGGACAACCTGGATAGCACCGCGGATGCGGGGAAACAAACGAACGAGATGTGGACGGGGATGCAGCGATGCACACGTCCGATGCTGAGAGTCCAGCCCCTGGGACGGTACGGGGTGAGGCAGACGGGATGCCAAGAACAGAAACCTGTTGAGGTATTCAGGGATACCAAGAACAGAAAAGCCCACCGAGAAATCGGCGCGGCCTCCTGAGCGTCATCAGGAGGGAAACCAGAGCGCCTTGAGACAGGGCGCTGCGGTTTGACCACCAACCATCAGAAAGCCCATGAACCACCTCAACTCCTTAAACATGTCGATGGCAGCTGAACAGAAATTGACCTCGGCGCCAATAGCCCAGCCAGTTCCTGAATCGCTGGATCGCTTGGAAAAGCAGGTCGTAGCACTGCGCGACGTTTTGGATCGCGTCTTCTTCCGCCTGGAACCAGTCCTCACCCCTGCCACCCCTACACCTGCAAGCACTGGCAGCGAGGAATCGCAACCGCTGACAGCCCCACTGGTGTCAAAGGTCGACAACCTGACCCATTTCCTACGTTCGGCCGTTTTTGACCTGCAGGAGATTGAGCGCCGCTTGGCCATCTGAGCAAGGCCGATTGGAGATTGAAATGTGAGCGTTTAGCCAGCATGCGGCATGCATGTGCCTTCCCCCGCAGGGCTTTAGCGGGGCCATCACGCAGGCAGATTGCAGGGTTCAACTCCCGACGATGACCATAAGCCGGGTTACCCGGTGGCTGGTGGTGAGGGTTCCAGTCTGCCGCCGTGATGGTGCCGGGGGTCGGCTCCCCGGTTCTTACAAACCAGGCCTGCAAGGCCCGGCTGGAATACTGCAAGAGGGTAATTGCGCCGGCCATAGGCGCAACATCATGAACACCCCGGGAAAGTAGCGGGGGCTATCTGGCGTGACTGCTCGAGCAGGTACGGCAGCTCAGGAATGGGCCTGGGCTGGCGGCAATCAGGAACACGGCGCTTGCGTCGTGGCGACAGTGGTCACGCCAGATGGCTCTACCCCTTTGGTGTAAGACGAGCTCCTATTGATCGCCCGAAAAGCATCATGCAGAATTCGACGCCATCTTCCTGTTACGCCGGGTCTGGGGTTAACTCTCCCTCCCTTTCTGACCTCTTCCCCAGGCATGGCCCGAAAGGGTCACCGGCTCTTTATTCAAGCCCGCAGCAACCGCTCGCGGGCTTTTTCTTTGCCCTCAGGAGATTCCATGCATTCAGCACCAACCGCCACCCCAACCACAAAGCTGCTGCTCGCGGCGCAATGGGCTCTCACCGGCTTCGGCCTCTTCTGCCTCGTCGGCGCGGCCGTGGTGATGGCCCTCACGCCTGAAGCATGGCCCCTCTAAGCAGCAAGCGCTTAATTGAACAGGAGATCCTCATGCTGAAGACGATTGTTGACTCCCTGCTGGTCATCGTTGGCGCCCTACTTCTCGCAGCCTGGCTGTCCGCGCCTGATGCCCAAGCCGATGAACCCCAATCCATCACCCAAAGCCTGCGCGATGAGTTCGCTTGCCCTGGCATGCATGCCGAGTGGCTGGACGATAAGACTGTGCAGTGCTTGAAGGAAAAGCCAATGTGATTATTTAGGGATGATTAAGCCGCCACATAAGTTAACATTCCTGAACAATCCAAACGGCAGGGATACCCTGTTTCGACTCCTTGTGTACTCGCTGATCCCATTGATTGCGTGGAAAACCTGCACCGCGTACTACCCGCTGCAGGTGCGGTCTGCCGCAAGCCCTTTCAATGAGCATCAACGTGCACGGGCCGTAGAAGTGTTGACAAACACCACGATCAAAGCACCCAAACAGCGATGTGATGGGCGCACGCATTGCTCACCAAGAACGCTCTGCGCTGAAAAGCCTCCTATCCATTGCGCTGCGCCCCTTAGACCCAAGTGAATCGCAATAGTGCTATCTGTGGTCCGCTGCTTCTGCCATGCATGCAGACAGTCTCTCAAAGTGAAGCAAAGCTGCCTGGGTTAACTCAACCTGTTTTCGCCGCGCATCTTCGGTATCTGCCAGGCTGATCCAGCCCTTTTTTTGCATAGATTTCAGTCGCGTATGGATAGTTTGTGGAGCTCCGAGATCCTGCTTTCCCAGCAAGTCTCTGACAGACAGCCTCAGATTTCCTTGATGAGCATTAGCGACGATTGTGAGTATGCGCTCCTCAAGCGGGTCCAGTGCTGGTAGCGATGGTAGGCCACGGATCGTCTCCACTAATTGCAGAAAGCGAAGATACAGAGCGGCCGAGTGCGGAGATTTGTTCATTGCAGCTTCATTTGTCGTGATCGAGCAAGAGTTAAAGGCAGGCATGCCCGACAATGACGACATTAGATCTGTTCCCATCTTATCGAATGAAGCTCTCAATACAGCAGTTGAGTCTGCAACTGTCAATGGTCTTGGCAACGATGCTGCTGTTTATTGCGGTGCTGGCACTAAGTGAAGGGTTGTTCACGCACCTGGTGTTCACCACGGGCATCAACTACGTGTACTTGCCCGGTGGCGTTCGACTTCTATGCACCCTGTTATTTGCCGAAGCAGGAGCAATCGGTTTGCTGCTGGTTTCTTGGTTAGTGTGCTTTTTCTACTTCTTTCCGGAAGACTACCCTCGAGCATTCATGGGTGGAGTGTTGGCCGCTTTAGCTCCCTATATGGCTTATCGGGTTTCTCAGCACTACTACGGAATTGGGGCATCTCTGGCAAACCTGACACCCCAGCGACTCTTGGTGCTGAGTGTCGTCTACTCCTTGGCCAGCCCTCTTCTTCATCATGTCTGGTTTGTCCTTCATGGGGATGAAGTGTCGCTATCAAGCTTTGTGGTTATGTTTGTTGGAGACCTAAGTGGGACGCTGCTTGTGCTTTATGGATGCAAAGCCTTGCTGTCATTCCTGCCCAAAAAACGTTGATAGCCGTAAGTGGAAAGACTGGATTCTGCACTTGCACTACCAGCATCCAAAGACCGCCAAGCGATTTTTCAGCTCTTAGGAAACGGCAGCCACACCTCGTGTGAACCTTTCAATGTCAGTAGATCCAAGCCCGCTACAGCGGGCTTTTTTTATTTCGGAGTCCAGATGTTCAAGAACATGATTGTTTATCGCATTGCCGAGAGCTGGCAGGGCGATCTGCAGCAGCTCGAAGATGCGCTGCAAAAGACGGTGTTTGAGGAGTGCGGCGCGACCCAAGAGCGTTCCGTGGGCTGGGTGCCGCCGCGCGGCGAGGCCCATGGCCCGCTGGCGGAAAGCGTGGCCGGCCAGTGGGTGATGCGCTTCATGAGCGAGTCCAAGATGCTGCCGGCCAGCGTGCTCAACCGCAAGGTCAACGAGAAGGCCGAGCACATCGAAAAGACCGAGGGCCGCAAACCCGGCAAGAAGGAAAAGAAAGAGCTCAAGGACGAGGCCAAGCTGGATCTGCTGCCCATGGCCTTCACCAAGCAGGGAGCCATGTGGGTCTGGATCGATCCGCAGGCGCGCACCCTGGTGCTCGATACCAGCGCCCAGGGCCGCGCCGATGAGGTGGTGACGCTGCTAGTCGAAGGCCTGCCCGGCTTTACCCTCGCCCTGCTGGACACCCAGACCAGCCCACAGGCGGCAATGGCGCATTGGCTGATGACACAGGAGCCGCCCGCCGGCTTCAGCGCTGACCGCGAGACAGAACTGAAAGCATGCGACGAGTCCAAGGCCATCGTGCGCTACGCCCGCCACCCGCTGGATATTGATGAGGTCCGCAAGCACATCGAGCAAGGCAAGCTGCCCACCAAGCTGGCCATGACCTGGGACGACCGCGTGAGCTTTGTGCTGACTGAAGGCCTACAGATCAAAAACATCTCGCTGCTGGATGCGGTCATGGACGGCAACAGCCAGGACGACGGCGGCTTTGATACCGATGTAGCCATTGCCACCGGCGAGCTCTCCCGCTTGATCCCCGATCTGATCGAAGCACTGGGCGGCGAAGGCCGCACCGGCCTGGGCGACCTGCCCGCCACACTGGCTTCCAGCGCCAGCAACCGATCACCTATTCATAGATTTGCTTAAACCGGGCCGCGCGCCCACATCAATGAATCAACGGCCCGCCGACCAGCGGGCTTTTTATTTGGAGGCTCCCATGAGTCTGACCTTCGTGAACCACAACGGCGACCCCATCACAGATTCCCGCATGGCCGCAATGCGAGCTCAAGGAATGGAGCTCGAGCGCCAGCGCCGCCTGGCTACCAAGGCGGATGCGGTGTCCGTGCACAAGGGCTGGCGCGTCTCGGGTATCAAGCCCGGAATGCTGGAAGAAGCAAAGCAGGCGCACGAACGACTCTGCCAGATGGCACAGAAGGCAGGCGGCAAGCCGCCGGAACCGTTTGATGAAACTGCATGGCTGCGCACTGCCAAGCGCACCGCAGTGCGCGCCAAACCATACATCCTTCAAGAGGCAGCGCAGCAATGCAAAGAGTTGGCCATCAAGGCGGGCTGGCTGGAGGTTCAGATCCAGGAGATCAAAAAGGTGGTGGCCTGATCAGGTGCTCAGCAACTCTCAACACAGGCAAGGCACTGTTTTTGAAAATTCTGATCTAATTTTTAGAACATTTGTGTTAGATTACGCTTGCATTTGGTAACAACTAGGAGGGGTGCATGGGAAGACGGCGGCAATACGAAGACAGCATGTATGAACATGATGATTTCACAGAAGAAGATGAAGTCATAGAAGAAAAATACATATTCTCAAAAAGATATGATCCATTATTTGGCATCGGCCTAATAGCACTCCCGTTGATTCTTTCATCGATATTTAGTATCGACGATAAAGATGGATACAACAGATCTCATGAATTACTATTTGGATTTGGTATTGCGATTAGCATACTAATGGGAGTTATGCTGCTAAAGATTGGTAAAAGTTTTACCGAGTACTACAATTTATTCTCAGCAAACAGAACTGTACGAACAATATTTAAGGTAATACTGGCACTTTGTTTTTCAGCTTTCTTATCCATACTTATCTTTGATTCAATTAATCATTCAAGAGTAAAAAAGATAATTAACGAGAATATCGGAAAGTTTGAACAAGAAGAGAAAAAATCATCCCAAAACATTAACTCGATGATTGCAGAATTACAAAGACAAAAGGGAATCCTTAAACCGCTAGTTGATGAATATTGCAGCCCTCAACAGCGCAACTTGGACGCTTTCAGAAAGCTACTTAGTGAAGCTCGTGACACAGCAACTTTTCAAGCCATGTCAAAAAATATCGAATACGCTATCAAATCATGGGTCAGCTGCGTAAAAGATATTGAACGCAGCAAAGGATTTGACTATCAAGCACTTGAAGCAAAAATCAACAGCGCAAAAGATGCTCATAACGAAAAATTCTCATACCTAAAGAAGGATGAGATTAAAAATAGCGCACTAGGTTTAACTTCGAAAAAATAAAATAAATAAATCTCACCTGCCCGCCACTGAGCGGGCTTTTTGCTTTCTGGAGCCCTATGACCACCACTCAACCTGCAAAGCGCTGCGGCAGCTGCGGTGCGCCAGTACCACTCAGCTTTCAAGAAGGCCAGGGTCAAGCACTGCCCTGCGGCCACTGACCACCAACACCCCAGCCCGCCGCCGCGGGCTTTTCTCATTCTGGGAGCCACCTATATGCAAGACAACTCAGATCTCATCATCCGTGACTGCTGCGAGGCAGAAGTAGCCCAGTTCGGCAAGCCAGACACCATCTGCATCACTGTCGATGTCCTGCGCGAGATCGTGCAACGACATTCCCCAGGAACATGCCTGCACCAGATTCAGGAGCCAGCCGCAGCAGAACAAGCCGCATGGCATGCAGGCCTGGACGAAGGCCGGGCCCGGGCAGCGCCCGCAGTGGGTACGAGCAATGCAGTGGCCGAGGTGCACTTGCTGGAAGAGGTCTGCGCGCGGTACGCGGATGATGAAGACCGTTATCTGGCGGGCAATGGAGAGGCCTACGGGAGCATCCCCACAGAGGCCGGCATGAAGGCTCGAGCAGCACGCAAGCGCTTCAATTCACGCAAGGACGCAACCCCAGCAGCAGCCGCGCCAGTGGTGCTGCCTGAGCCTGCTGCAGCCGTCAGCGAATTGATGCGGATGGTTGAGATGGCGTCCATCCAAAGGGCATCAACGGCAGTCTTGATTTACACAGAGCAACCAAAAGAGCTATCGGATAAGTCTTCCGCACAGGAGCAGGAAACAGTGAGGTCAATCGAAACCAACCTGCGTGCCCTGCTGGCTACTGCTACCGGACTTCCCGCGCAGGCGGTGCCCGCCTTCTACCACGTTGCCTCCTTGAAGCTCAAGAGCCTGCAGGAGCGCGGCTACCAGATCACCGGCTACGCGCTGGAGAAGCCCGTGGAAGGCGCGCAGCCTGAACGTGGCTTCATCAGCCATGGCGGCTTTGTTGGCTGGTGGTGGGATGGTCAATCACCCCAGGCGCAGGCAGACGCGCGGGATGCGGAGCGCTATCGATACCTGCGCGGCGAGCATGAAGGGGAAGCGGAATCTCTGTGCGTGTTCGGCCCCGATGACATGCGTGAGTGCTTGGTGCCGATAGGCAGCTTGCCTGGAGAACTGGATGCATTCATCGACGCCGCTATCGCGGCAGCAAAGGGGGAGTAATCATGAGCACAACAAAAGAATGCTGGTCTGTTTGCGGCGAAGAATTCACCTTCGATAGCTTGGGCGACTTACTCGACAGTCGTGGCGATGAACTGCGCCCAGGTCACAAGGTTTGGCGCGGCACTGCCTTGCCGCCAAGCCTAGGCAGCCTGGTCGATGCCGATCGCGTGATCGAAGACATTGGAGAGCGGGCCTATGACTTCGGTGGCGAGTGGGCAGACAACTATCCAGAGGTCACACCAGAACACAAAGCAAAGCTACAGGTCCTGCTGGAGCAATGGCTTGCTGAATGCCCTTCGCCGCGCTTCTACCAAGTTACCGATGCCACGCCTTATGTTCTGACCGTCGATGACTTCACTACTGAGCAGCTTGAAGAAATCGCGGAAGAGGAAGAAGCATCACTGCGCGCCGCCCAGGCAGCGCAAGGGGGTGAGCATGGCTAAGTGGACTTATAGCACTGGCGGAAGCAGACAGCGCGACGTGCCAAGCACGCTAAACCTGGACTATGAAGATCCTGATTCATACGAAATCAACGAGGCGTGCGAAGCCTGCGCGGAACACGACTGGAGCAGTCACGATGGTTGGGAGCGCGGACATACAGACAGGGAAATACAGCTTTTCAAGGATGGCGCGCTTTTCTGCACATGCACTGTAAGCATTGACGTTGAACCTGTATTCAATGCTATTCGCGCCACACAGACCGCCCAGGCAGCAGCCAAGGAAGGAGCAGCTTGATGTTCTTCGACTTGCCCTCAGACAAAACGTGCATCCATCCGGAGCACGACCCGCCGACCGGCCTCTACATCCCGCCTGGAAAGGGATACCGCCATGTCTGCCCCGGCTGCAAGACGGTCAAAGACGTTATCCCGCCGGACTACTCCCTCGCCCTGCCCGATCCAGTCGGGCGGACCGTGGTGCGGGGCTGGAAGCTGGTGCCTGTTGAGCCGACAGAAGCCCAACTTGCAACTGTTCGCAGTCAGAAAAGCCATCCGTGTGCACCAGATCGCTGGGACTCAAACAACCGGCGTATCTACCTGCGAATGCTCGCCGCGGCGCCACTGCCACCAGGGGACGACCCCCAACACCTGACGGACGGCGAAATCATTGCTGCCCAAGAAAGCCTTATCGCGGCCAAAGATGCGCTGTATCGCTCACGTATCGGTCTGCAGTGCTCGCGCTGCAAAAAAGGGACGTACCGCGCTGACGGCAATGGGTACTACAACTTTCACCGGTGTGACAGCTGCCGGCACGTACCCATGTGGGGCAGCGATGGCAAGGAATTCGGAATCCAGGAGAAACGAAATGGCCCGTCCATCTAAACGAGAGATCCGCCGCGCTCGCCAAGAGAAGCAGCAAAACCGCAACCCCGAGCCCCGCCACTGAGCGGGGTTCTGCTTTTTGGGAGACCTCATGGCAACCAGCGCCAGCACCGTGGGCCTGCCGGAAGACAAGGCCTACATAGCCCACCACTTCAACTGCCCTACCTGCTGCGCCGCCGGGCTATCCGGCGGCAAGCAGGCACGTTGCTCCCAAGGCCCAAACGCTGTGGGACGCATACAACCGGGCCACGGGATTCAGCAACAAAGCCAGCAGCACCCTCCATGCACTGCATCGCGTCGGAATGCAGGACGGCATTGATCACCAGCCCAGTGAGGCTGGCCGCAAATATTTCACCGCACCGAAAGAAAAATCATGACTGCTACAGCGACCCCATTCCCCTTCATTATTCTGTCCAAGGAGGCCGCGGCGAAAGCCTTAACCATTTCCATCACCACTTTTGAGAGCGAAGTGCGCTCCAAGCGATACCCTCCGGCGCGTGAAATCTCACCTGGTCGCATCGGTTGGCTGTATGAAGAGCTGTTGGCTGTGGCTCGTAACCTGCCCGTGTCACACGGACTGCCGCCACGCAACAGCGGTTATGGGCGTGCAGGCAAAGCCAAAGAAGCCAGTTCCTCCAGGCGCTGA